TAGGTCGATTATGTTGGCATAGTCGATTTCCACTTCCGCCCCCGCCGTTGTGTTGTGGAATGGGTAGATGTGAAAGTTGTTTTGGGTGGCGGAGGAAGCCGTTGGGGTGATTATTGCAGAGTAAACCGCCCATTGGTTTGGCGTTGCCGCTACATTTACGCCAAAACTGTTTGCCCAATTGTCTTGGTCTACGCGGAGGCCAATAATGTCGCCAGGCGTTTTTATTCTCGCTATCACAAGGTATTTATGCCCAACAATGGCTTTGCCACTGATGGTTTTATATGCTTCGCCATTGCCATCGGAACTGCTAGTAATGGTGGCTATTCCGCTCGAAATGCTTATGGTCGCATTGGAAACGTACCACCCAGATGAAGTGGAGAAATCAGGGTTTTGCAACAACTGGTTCCATCCCAAAGAGCCGCCCACGATGGTGTCCTTCTCGCGGTTGCCGATGTCCGCGTCGCCTCCACTGGTGCGGTAAAGATAAGGCGCTTGGTCTGTGGTGAAGTCGGGGGAGTTGAGTTGGTCGGCGTTGTCGGCGTAACCGACTCCCGTTGTTGCGTCGTAGTCGCCGCGCGTGAGTTTCTCGTTTATGAGTTCCACCACGGTGACGGACTCCCAATGCGCGGCAGTCCATTGCTCGGGGGTGGTTATATCCGCTTTCGCTCGGAAGAGGTTGCCCGAGTTCGCGACCACGTCCCCCTTGGAATAGGTGGAGGTGGAATCGTAGTCCTCGGCGATACCGCTCAAAGCGAGGTACCATCTCTCCAAATCGTCGATTAAGTCCTTCAGGACTTTGCCTTGTTTAGCAGTCAAGGGAGCGGTCGTGGAAGTCGAAGTGAGGTTATCCACTGGGATAAGGGCATCGATGAGCCCTTTGAGGACGTAGCCCTGTTTCGCCGAAAGCGGTTTGGTCGCATCTTGGGTGGTTAAGTTATCAACAATGTCCGAGATGGCGACTTTGAGAGCGAGCGCGTTGGTGAGCGTAACGCCTTCCGGGTATTGGCTGAAAATCGCGAGCACTTCGTTGATCGTGTTGACAACCGTATCAGCGTCATCGCTCGCTCCGAGAAGGGCGTAAAGAGCGTCGAGCCTCGACTTGTCTGTGGCGCTGAGCAAACCGCTTAGCGAAGTGGTCGCTTCCCCGATGATGGAGACGAGGTTGGTTCTCGCGACTTTCGCGGTGGCATCGGACTTGGTTTCATAGGTGGAGGAAATCGTGTTGCCGTTGCCATCGCCAAGAGATTTCGCAACGGTGGAAGCGCCGTTGAGAACGTTGTTGATTGCGGTTTGGATCGTAGCTGCTTCCGTTTTGGTGGCGTAGGTGGTCTTGATGCTTCTTCCATCACCATCGGAGGTGGCTTTGTCGGCGGAGAGAGCATTGTTCGCTTTACCGCCGGTGAAGTAGCCGAGGATTTTGTTAATCAAAACCATGAGCCGAGGCTCAATGGCGTTGATGTTCTCGGTCTCATTCTCTCCCTTTTTGTATTTGACGGCTGGGATAGTCCCGTTCGCGATGTTTGCGATTTTCGCGTAAGTCGCGCTGATTACGTTGTTGTCTCCGTCCTTGGAAGCTTTGTCCGCTTCGATGAACGCATTGACCATATTCGTGAAGGTGTCGACCTTCTGCGTGAATTCGCTGACGGTTCCCTCAGTGGAAGAACGGCTCGCTTTGAACAATTCGTAAAGGTAAAGAAGCCCAGCGTAGAATTTCTCTTTCTTTTGGGCGGTAGTCCAGCCGCTTGCGGCGGCATCGTCGGGCAAAGCGTAAGGCGAATTAGCCTTTAGGGTTTCAAGTTCCTGTTCTTCTCTGGTAGGCATGTTAGTGTGCTCCTTTCGCGAGTCCGCTCACCGTGTAGATAACATCCATCGCGGTAAGCGCTATGTTGCTGTCCTCTTCGTTCTTGAAGGCGAACCTGATGAAGTTCACGGAAGCGAGGGTTCGGTACTTCGTGTAAACGTGGGGCAAGGCGTCGTTAAGGAAAGACACCTTGCTGAACTCGAAGTTCGCGAAATTCAAATCCCTGCTTGCCGGCGACGACTTGACGATGGTCTCGAACCCGCCTTGCCTTCTGCTGGAAATGTAGCCAACGTCCATGTAGGAGGCGAGGTTGGTATCGTTCGTGATGACCCATGCCCAAATCGTTTTCACGCTGGAGATGGTTCCCATCGAATAAGGTGCCGTCACATAGAACGATTGGACTTTGTTTTCGGTCGTCACAACGCCGGAGTAATAACCTAATTGGTTATTATAATACACTAAATCGAGCGTTTGTGAATGGTCTCCGAGCAAAGAGAACGATTTAGCACCCGATTCGCCATACGGCTGAACGTCTTGGATGAACGTCACGGACAAATCGTTGACAATGAACACCATTCTCATGGAGTTCGTGTCGCTCAGCGAAACGACGTTTCCGCTCCCATCGACGATCTTATATTGGTTGTCGCCGACCTTAGACAAAACGTAATCTTCGTAAAGGTTCAAATCGCCCGATTCCGATGGAAGCATGGAGTCGAAGCGAACCTTCCTGCCGTCGTAGTAAAGGTCTTGGATCGCGAGCGTCCCGCTCGAATCGGCGGAGCCGTCGGAGTTCCTCTTCTTGATGGTGATGATGTTGGTGGACGGGTCGAATTCCCCGTTGTACGCGGTATCGTCGTAAGAGCCTCCCGTCTCAATCATGTTGGCGCGGTAGTTCGAGTTGACGAACGTGCCGATGGAAGAGTGGACGAGCGTTCTGGAATCGGGGTCGTCAAGGCTGTACGTGGTAATCAGGTGGAACGCCCTGCCAGCCTCGATTTGGTCGGCGTAGGCGTTGCCGGCGATGATTCTGTTGTTCGCCTCATCGATCGTGAGGTAAGCGCCGCCCTGCCCGATGAAGTCCCTGTCTTTGTCGCGGTAGGAGAGGATGTTCTTGGGGAAGCGGAACACTTCGCCGTCATCGTTGGCGAAATAGAGTTCGTCATCATGCTCGAAGAACATGTCAGCCGGCAAATCGGCGAGGAAATACCATTCGTACTCCCCTGCTTCGTTGCGGAGTTCGTTGTACCCTACGTACACGCCGCGCTCGGTTTTTAGAAGAAGCTTCTCGCCATAGGCGAACGCGAACGCGTTTTTAAGGTTCTCATTCGAAATGCGCGGGTTGATGTAGGAAGAGACATCGAAGGAGTACTTCGCGGAATTGTAAACGTTGTCCTTGCTGGTGATTGCCTTGACCCCGTCTTTGGTGACGACGATGGTTTCCCCGACGAAGTTGAGGATTGAGCGGTTGGAAAGACCGCCGACCCCGCCGTTCGCGTTGATGTCGAACATCGGGAAAGCCTCTTCTGCCAGCGTGGTGTCCGCCTGAACGGAAGTCCCGTCATAAGAAGTCGCCGCAATCAATTTGTAGGAACGGCGGTAAAGGGTGGCTTGGAACCTGCTCCCTTCTTTGACGGCAATTAAGTCGCCATCGCGGTAGATGTCGTAGCCGACGATCGCGGTGTCGTCCGTGCCGTAGAAGCAGTAATCCAAATCGGAGAAATAGGTGAAGTCCAAATCGGTGTTCCTGTCGTAGTTCTCCGCCTGAGAGACGTTGACCGCACCGCTGTGCCAGTCGCAGGACTTGAAATCGGGGTTGCCCGAAAGGAACAGGCGGTTGTTGTATACGATACCGAAGCGGCACTTGTTGATTCTATCGGAAAGACCTGCTACGTAATGCGGGAACATGACTTCAACATTCCCCTGCCCGTCAATGGGGTTCAGCGGGTCGTCGAAGAGAACCACGTGGGCTTGGCGGACGACCGTGCCATCGGAGGCGGTAACGCCCAAATCGATGTAGCCAATGCAATCGCCAGCCATATCAACGCCCGTATAGACGTTGAACCCGTATGTCAACGAATGGGCTTGGTTGTTGTCAACCGCGATTTTGCTCTCATGGAAGAGCGGGTAGTATTCGCCGGTGACGTTGTTATCGGAATCGTAGGTCTTGCCAAACGCAATCGTCTGCTCTTCGTGCGTGATGGTTTCGATGAGCGTTCCATCGGATTTTCCGATTGCCAGTTTGTAATCGTTGGTTTCGGTGAGGGAGACGACATTGGGTACGGACACAAGGATTTTGTACGTGGCGGTCGTGGTGAAGGAAGTCTTGGTGTAGGTGCAGGAAACCTCAATCCTTTGAGCGCTCCTTAGCACCGAGCCTTTCGCCGGGTTCGTCACGAACGTTCTGACATCGCTTTCGATTCCGTCGATGTCCGTCACGTGGAAGTACGCGCCTCTCGCGTTGAAGACATCGCCAACGGTGTAGTTCTCGAAATCCACGTCCGAATCGAACATCAGCACCGCCGAGACGATTGCCCCGCTCGTCATAATGTCGACGCTGTATGTCGTGGTGACTGCGGTTTGGTTGGAGTCGAACGGGTTGTTCGCGGAGACGGTGATGGTCTTCGCCCCGTAATTGCCGGTCATGTTGATATTGCCGTCGGAGATGGTGAGCACGCTGGTCGCGTTGGTGCTCCAATCCGTGCTTTGAAGGGTGTAAGTCCAGCCGTTAGCGAAAGTGCCTACCACCACGAGACCCGACTCGCTGTACGCATCCCCGTCAACGAACTGGGTGACGACTGCATCCGAAGTCGCGTTGGTGGAGATGGACGACAAGACGGGTTTGGCGAGGGTGATGTTAAAGGAAGCGGTCTTCGTAATCCCGCCATGCGTGTAGGAGACGGTGATGGCGATAGCCCCGAAAGTCTGGTCGTCAGTGGGATTGAACACATGCCCGAGCGTTGCGCCGGACACGGATAGCGAAGCCAAAGCAACGCCGCTGGAAGAGCCATTGGTGAAGTTGGCTTTCACAATCAAGCCATCGATGGAGAACCTGTCGCCATAGGTGAAGGTCGTCTTATTGGCGCTGCTGGACATGATTTCGATGGAATCCAGTTCATTCGCCGCAACGGACAGCGTGCCGATTGAAGCGGTCTTGGTGACGCCGTTCTCCGTTATCTTGGCGAAAAGCTCAACGTCATCGTCAGAAAGAGCGAGTTCCTTGGTTTTGGAGAACGCATCGCCGTCGCCGTCCACCACTTCAACCATCGGGTCGGTGTAAGCGATTGTGTTTGTCGCCCCGCTGTTGTAGGTCTTGACGATGGAAAGACCCGTCAAATTCAAACGCTGACCTTCCACGTAATCGGTGAACGGTTTGAAAGCCGCGCTTGTGGAAGTCGCGATGGAGGAAAGCACCACCGCGTAAACCGCAAAGGAAGCGCTCTTGGTGATTCCATTGTCGGTAAATGAGACGGTATACGAGCCAGCGGACACAAGCGGGTATTCGTCCGCGATGTTCATGGAATCAAGGACGAAAGACGGGGTGAAGGATTCCGTGTACGGGTAGCCGTCTTCTTCCTCATCGCTGGAAGAATAAGTCCTGCTGGCGGTGACGCTCGTCAAATCAAGGGTGTCGCCGACATAGTATTCTTCGTCCACCACGCTTGTCAGGTTCGTGGTGATTGCGCTGACGTAGTGAATGTGGATGTCGTAGGTCGTGGACACCGAGTCGCCATGATAGGAATAAGAAGCAGTCGCGGAGGAGACGGCAGAGTTGATGATTGTTCCGTCGCTGGGGCTAAGCGCGGAAGCCGCGCTGACGTACTCAGTGGAGGAGGTGCTGTCGTTGTATTGGACGTAAAGCCGGTACTCGGACAAATCGAGATGGCTTCCTTTGTCTAGGTAGATTGCACTTACCACATTCGCATCATCGTTGATTAAGTTCACCGACTTGAGCCTGAGAACGGAGATGTTGAAAGCCGAAGCGGACACGGTTTCCCCGTTCTCGGTGTAGGAAGCCGTGACGGAAACGACATCGGTCGACCTAGTCGGAACCAAATCGCTCGCGGAGCATGATTGATCCCCGCCGGAGAACGAGAAGGACAAATCGGAGTCGGAAACATCGTAGGTGTCTACGTTGTCGATTTTCTTGTTGTATACCTTCTGGAATTTGTAGTTGTTGCCAGCGGGATTAAGGGCATCGTGGATGTCGTAATCGTAATTCGCCGTGCCGACCGCCACTTTCGTAAGGGAAGATACCTTCCTGATGTACACGGTGACGGACTTGCTCTTCCCGTAGAGCGTCATGTTGATGACGACCGCTCCGTCGTTGCCGTTCGCATCGGCGAGGACGAACTCCCTGTTCAGCAGGTCGTAATCGGTTCCGAAGCGGAACGACATGTTCGTCTGGCTTTGCGCGTGGTAATAGTCAACCGTGCAAGTCAGGGTTTGGAGAACGTCGGTGGTGTCTTCGCCGATGTCGAACACGTTTCTCGGAAGGGGGTCGATGGTGACGGCGGAAACGCCATCGAGGAAGACGGCATCGGACACGGTGGTGTCGGCGGACGGGCTCTTGGAGAATACCAAATCGTAATATTCGTTGGTGTCGTCTTCATCATCGAATTGAAGCCCATCTTTCCCGCTGATTACGCAGGTGTAGTCGTCAATCACTTCATAAGTGCCGTCATTCATCTTTTGCTGAACGACGAAGCCGGAGAGATTGATCTTCTCCCCTGTCTGAACGTAAACAAGGCTTCCCGAGACAACGAGCGGAGCATCGGCTTCCGCCTGCTTCTGCGCCACGGTGATGGTGCTTGAATAAGCAACGCTTGGCTCGGTTTTCGACCGAACCACAATGGAAACGCTGTCGGTGAGCGTGACTTCATCATCATCGCATAGAACACCGTCGATGAGCACTTCATAGCCGTTGTTCACCGCATTATAGGTAAGCGTTACGCTTTGCCCATCGCTGGTGATCGCGCCGACGGCGAAGGAAGTCAAATCGAGTACTGGGTAATCATCGTCTTCGTAAATCATCTTCGTCGGCATGTTGGAAACGGAGATGGAAGAGATTGTGTAGACGACAACGGGAACATCTTTCGTGACCGTCGCGCCGTCTTCGGTGGCGGAGAACGTCACCGTCTTGTTTCCTGCCGTCGATGTGTCGAGCTCCCCGGCGGTGATGGTCGGAAGGTTGCTCGTAGTCCAGTTGGAAAGCACGCCAGAGACATATCTCTTCACGCGGAACACCGCATTTGCATAGGAAAGCGCCCCGTTCTTCGGAACGCGGAGATTTGCGCCGTAGGACGAAATATCGACTTGGAGATCGTATAAGCCGTTGACGTTGATTTTGTAAGTCTCGGAAATGCCTCCATAGGCGACGGTTACCGTCTTATTCGCTCCAACGGAATTGTCGGGGAACATGACGAAATCAGGTGTCACGACAGCCGTGCCAGCCGCGCTTTCATTTCCCGCTTTGCCGTAGTATGCAGTCACGACGAGGTTGGTGTAATTGAATTCATCGTCCGCATCGAAGTTCTTTTGGACGGACGCGGTGTTCAGGGTGAGTTTGAATGGAGGATAAACGTAATAGGTGGAAGACCAAGTTTTTGTTTGACCCGTCTTACTTGCAGTGATGGAGAGGGTCGCGGATGTTCCGTCGATCCAAGAAGTCGAGGGTCTAAATCCAGAAACAACCGATACTTCAGCGGATTCAGTCGTTCCGTCTGCATAGGTGATTGTCGAGTTGTCTATGGAATACGTTGTTTCCCCTACGCGGAAATTTGAATCACCTCTTGGGCTTAGAATATCCGGCTTTGTGTAAGATGCGATGCCATACGCGGTTATGGAGTAGGACGCATTTTTCCCGCTATAGGTCACAGTCACGGTTGCCGTTTGCGGTGTGGCGGAGTAGCTGGTGGACAAAGCCATGTCAATCACCGTTTGCACAGATGAGGAATTAACGCTGTAGCCACTCACTTCGGACGAATACGCGACTCCGCCATCGACTTGGTATTTGTATGTTGCGGTGACGACAAGAGAGGAATAATCGAACGTCTCCCCAGCGTAGAACTTCCGCTTCCCGCCGCTGAGGGATATGGAAGAAACTGTTGGAGCGAGAACCGTGACACGCCCCGCCACAAGTGTTTCGGACGTAAACAGGGAACTGTCCAACGTAGAGGCATGATCATACGAGCGTGCTGACAGATAATAATAAACTTTCACAGAGATGGTTTTCGTTCCGCTCGTCGTGAAAGAAGGCTCTTGATTAAGAGAAACGTCGCTGTACTCATACGGGTTCCCGGAAACGTAGGTAGTTCTATCGTACAAACCCATGCTGATTTGCCTTTTAGCCCAGTTTGCCGAGACGTCTTCCGAAGTGAGGATGGCGTAATTGCAGGTGCGCCACAGCGTATCGCCACCGCCAAACGTCAAGGTTCTCCAAAGAACTCCGCCAACATAGATTTCCGCTTTTCTGATGTAAGCGAACCGATATTCGCTCCCGTTGTATTTCAGTGTGATGGAACTGAGTCCGTCGCCGACAAACGCGCTTTTCGAACTTTGGTTCCAGTTGGATTTCGAAGCGTCTATCGAAGTCGGTGTCTGGTCTACGGAAACAGAGAAGAGCGATTGGGAGCTGCTTCCGCCACCACCTTCCCCACCTTCAAGTTGTATGGAACTATCGTTAAAGCCTGCCATATCACAAGACCTCCTTGAGGGAGTTGATCCTCACTCTTACGTTGTTGATGTCGGTTGATTTCTTGGGTTTGATTGAGGTGTCTAGCGAATAATCCCAGAACCGCGTAGTCCTGAGATTGACGCCATCGTCCATATACGTGCCAGTAACCAATTTGTTTTTGCGGTACTGGGTCATCATATTCACATCGTCCAACGCCTGCCGTTCGTTCACCGCGCTGTCGGCATCCGTGATTCCAATGGTGGTAACGGGAATATACGTCTCGTCGGAATCCTCCACCGCTTTCAGGGTGTACTGGTTCCCGTTTATCCGAAGGATGTACAGCGCGTTCCCGCCGACGATGAAAAGGCAGCGGTAGCCGTGGAAAGCCATCGACTTGAAATCTTCCAGCTCGATAGCCACTTTGTATGTGTTCTGCCCGACCTCAACTTCTTTGAGAATCGGGGTGAAGCGGCAGTCCAAGAAGCTTTTGTTCTTGCCTAAGCCAGTTACGATGTAAAGCAGTTTCCCGATGTGGGCTACGCAGTGCTCGGCTCCGTCACCGCCGATGAACGCCCAGAAGCCGTTGAAATGCGGTTCGTTAAGTTTTTGCTCATACCCGTTTTCCGTCTCCACGTAATAGGGTTCTTTCTTGATTTTCGCCAACTGCTCGTAGCCACGGCGCTTTTGGGTGACCCTGTTCTCGTAGACCATGTTCTCCATGTCGGTCGCATGGTTTACTGCAACTTGAAGTTGCGCGGGGTTGTAATCAACGCCCAAGAAATTCGAAATCGTCAGCCTTTGCTGTTTGTGGAAGGAGAGGTCGTAATGCTTGAAAGTGGTTTTTGACGGCATGGATTATTCCCCGATTTTATTTTTGCTTTGGACGAATTGCTGTCTGAGTTGGCTGTGGGCGGTGTCGATGTTCGCAAAATACTGCTCCGCCCTAGTGATGTGCATGTTCGCCAGTTCCGGCGCGACCTGCTCGCCAAGGCTTCCTTTCACGTATTCGATGATGGCGGAGCACATCGCGTTGGTGATGTTGTGCTCCGAAAGGCTGATGTCGCGCGAAGTCACGAGATCGTAGCCGCCGAGGCTATTCACTATGTATTCGTATTTGTAGGAGTTCTCGTCGAAGTAGGGAATATCCTCTTTGTATTCCACGAGAAGGGCTCCGTAATTCACATTATCCACATGAACCCTGTCCCCGATGATTCGGAAATTCAAAGGAACAGCCACGCCGTTCTTCATGGTGGCAACGCCATAGATGAAACGGCAGTTCCGCTGGAGGGAAGATTTGGAAAAAGCGCCATCGACCGCAACGACCTCGTCGATGCAGTAAGGTATTTTTTCCAAATCCCCGAGGCGCATAATCGCCTCGTTGATTGGGTTGAAGACGTTTCTGATGTTGGTCGCATAGTCGGGGTTGCCGTCATGCTTCCCCTGAAGGAATTGCTCGTATGTGAAAGAGGCATCGTCGAAGTAGACGACGTTCTTAACGCATTGGTAGACGAGTTCGCTGAGTTTCATGGCGGCAACCTCCGTTATTTGCTATCAGGCTTCGTTCGTTTCGACTTCGATGTAGTCATCGACATCGCCGACTTCTTTGGCGCGCTTGGCGACCCATTCCGGCACTTCTTGCTTCATGCCGATTGCAACCAAGACGGTATCTCCGTCCTTCTGGTATTCTCTGAACTGCTCTTTCTTCGCGTTCTCTTTGTCGGAATCGCGACCGATGATAATGAAGTACTTTTTCATGCTTGCTCCTTGTTGAGTGAGATAAGGTGGGGGCTAGTTTACGCCCAGCCCCCGATGGCGGCATAGAAGGTTATGCTTAGTCCGAGTTCGCGGTAGCGGTGCTCGCGATGGTGAGCGAGTACAGCTTTTCGTTCGGGATGCGGACGATGATGGTGTCGTTTCCGGCGACTTTCTTGCCATACCCGATGATCTCGCAAGCGATGGAATCGCCAGCGGCGGTCTTCTTGTAGGTGGCAGACCAAGTGTTCGTGTTGAGGTCGGAGGTGCCGACGTTGTAGCCGGAAGCGCCCTTGACTTGGACGGACACGATGGTGTTGCGAGAAGCGTAGTCCTTGTTCGCAGTGGAGTCGTGGCGGATGCCGACGACTTCGAACTCTTTGTGAGTCCCCGGGGTGAGGGTGATTTCCTGCTCGTTGCCGGAGTGGCTGACATAGCCAGTCAAGCCAGCGGGGTTCGCAAGAGCGGAGCCCTGAACCTGACCGATGGTGACTTCGCAGACGAGGATGCCGAGGTCATCGGACACGGCGGCACCGAGACCGTCCATGTTGATGGCGACGGAGCCCTGCTGCTTGTTGTCGTCGGTGGTGTAGTTGCCATCCACGTCTTCGAGGATGCCGGAGCCGAGTCCGTTGTCGAAGACATCGATGTTGGATTCGCCCTCGAGCTTCGCAACGTCAACGGGCGATTCGCCGTCGATGCCGCGCTTGCCCATGAGAACCATGTATTGCACGGACGAGCTCTTGTAGAGGGTCTGGTCGTCGTTCCAAGGAACGGAGATCATCCAGTCTTCCCAGACATCGACTTCGGTATCGACGCCTTCCAAAGCGACACGGAGACGCTCGGATTTTTCGTTGGCGCTGGCGAGTTCGATGCGGAACGCGGAGAGTTCTTCCATCGTCATGTGGACGAGGTAGTGCCTGCCGTCCCAGCGCTTGATGCCGTTGCGGCGGAGGATTTTGACCGCCTTGCGGAGCGTGGTGCGGTAGTTGGTGTCCCAAGTCAGGGTCGCGCGGCTGGAGATGAAGGCATGACCTTTGATGAGGTTGAGCTTCTGAACCGCGATCTCCTGCAAGGTTAAGCGGATGTTGGTGAGGGTGTTGTCGAAGTGATACTGGAGGTCTTCGCGGGTGTAGATAGCCTTGTCGCCGTAGTTGTCGACCGACTTTTCGAAGGTCGCGACGGCGATTTTGGTGGGACGCGGAGCCACGAGTTCAGCACGGGGGGAGATGTCCTCGTACTTCACTTTCGGGCGAATCAGCCTGCGGGACTGGAATTTCTTGTGCCCTCTCGGGACGTTGGAGTGATGGGCGAACCTGTCCCAGTACTCCTCGGATTTGACGAAGAGCTCAATGCCCTTCTTGATGTCGGTAATATGCTCATCGGTGATTTCGGCATATTTGACGGCGTTGGTGTTAGCGAGTGCCATTGGTAGGCTCCTTTCTTATTGCTTGTATTTTTCGTTCCAGCGCTGTTGGTATTCTTCGTAGGTCTCAGCTTTCTGGATTTTGTCATCCAACTGGTTGCTGCCGTTGCCGTTCGCCCTCGGTTGCTTCTGCTTCTTGGCAAGCTCTTCGGCTTTGCTATCGTCTTCTTTTTTCTTCTTAGCCGCTTTCCGGCGTTCGTTTTCCTCGAAGACTTCCAGCAGTGTCCACCGCCCTTCTTTCTCGTAAGCCAACTCCATGAAATCGGGGTCTTTCGCGAGTTCAGCCGTATTGACTTCGGGATGCGCTTTCCTAAGCTCCGCGATTTGCGTTTGGTTCGCTTCGGTAGCCTTTTTGGCTTCTTCGGCTTCCTTCTTGACTTGAGCCGCTTTCTTGCGTTCCCGCTCGGCGATTTCGTCCGCCAAGTCGCGCGTGGTGTCTCCGCCGCGCTCGTCTATGGCTTTCTGAATTTTGTAGATTTCAAGGTCGTAGGCGTCCTTGATGGGCTTCCCCGTATAGGGGTTCTTGGTGATGAGACCGAGTTCCGCCTGCTCGGCTGCTTCCTTTCGGATTTGGGCTTCCCTTTCCTTGCGCTCGCGCTCAGCCTTTTCCTCGGCTTCTTTCTTGCGCCTGCGCTCGGCGAATTCCGCCCGGCGTTTCTTTTCCTCGTCCTCGGTTTGACTTCCCTCGGGCTCGGGGTTCTTCTCGGCGCTTTGGCTCTCTTTGGGCTTGTCATCGCCCTTCGGTTGCCCGCCTTCCTCGAAGTCGTCTGGATTCAGGTCTTCGTCCTTTTCGGCTTCGACCTTCTTCTCTTTGTCTTCCATAATCGCTCCTTTCGTTGCCCCGTCATGGAAATCGGGGGGTTTTTTCGCTTCTGCCTGCGAAGGGATTTTCACGCTGTCTCCTAGCGATGGTCTTTTTGCGCTGTGCCTAGCGTTTTATCAAACCGCAAAGCGGATTGAATCGTATCAAGCGGGCGCGCCGTTCGCGGTTTTCGCCTCGCCGTTCTCCTTCGGCTCGCGATAAGTGGACAAGTCCTTCTGCAAGCCGCCGATGATTTTGTTCTGCATGGCGATTTTGCCGGTGAACTCCGCCGTGAGGTTCTTGAGGTAGGTGCCCTGAACCCCGATGGTGTTCTCCAACTGCCTCGCGTATTCGATGATTTGCTGGGTCTTGCCAATGACCTCGCCCAAAGTGTTCTCCAACTGGGCGATGCGGGAGCGCTTGCGCTTCTCCAAGATGGCTCGGAACGCCGCCTTCGTCCTCGGGCTGACGTTCGGAGAGCACTCGAAGTACGCGTCGATGAGCTCCGGCTCGATGTTCTGAATCCCGCCGTTCAGCAGCAGGTTGTCGAACATCTGTTGCTCGATGAGCTTGCTGTCCGCCAAGCCCTGCATGGCTTCGATGGCGATGTCGAAGTTCACGCCGTAGAGTTCGTCTTTGCTGATTTCGAAGAGCCTCGTGCGCTTGGAGGGCTTCTCGAAGTCCTCGGGTTTCGCGTTGGGCAAAGTCTCGAGCTTCTGCCCGTTCAGAAGGGCGTTGTACAGCATGCCGCGCGCCTCTTCGTTCTCGTCGTATTCGGCATCCGACAAAGAAGCTGTGTAGCGGGCTTTGTCTACGTAATGCTTGTAGAATGTCGTCCTGATTTCCGCGAGGTTCTCGTTGAAAACCCAGAAGATTTGCTGCTGCTGCTCGATCGAAGTGTTGGCTTGCTTAATCATCTGTTGGAGCATGACGCCGGACATGTCCTTGTTCGTCACGGAGCCGTCCATGACATCGTTGAAGCCGCCGATTAGGCGGGCTAAACCGAACAGTTTGTCAACGAAGTCGATGAGCCCGTTTGGAACAGGCGGGGTCTCGCCGAATTTGATGCCCCAGCCGTTCGTGAAGCCGGAATAATCGACGTAGACCTGCCCCGGCTCGTTCGTGATGACCTGACCCTGCAAGGTGTCGGGCTTGACGAACACGGGGTTGTACGCGTTGTTCTCCATGCACTTCAAATTCATGGAAATCGCGAAGTTCAGTGCTTTTTGCCACGGGATCATGGAGGTAACGTCGCTCCTGCCCCAGAAACTTCCGTTCACAACGAACGGGACGAAGGTGGCGAACGGGTAGATGGAGAACTTCTCCTTCACCTTCGCGTATTCCTCGTCCGAGAGCTTCACGGAATCGTATTTCTGCATGATGAGGTCTTCGGGGTCGATGTCGTAATCCTTCACCAAATCGCCGGTTTCCGAAGGTTCATCGATGTTTTTCTTGTAGTCGTCGATGATTTTCTTGATTTTCGCCGCGTGGAGCCTGCGGTTCAGGGGCTTCGGGTACGTGAATAGGTCTACGGTTTCCGTCGCGCACTCGAAACAGACTTCCCCATCGACGCGGAAGAAGCGGGTGAACACGGTGATTTGCGAGCGGGCGGCTTCGATGTCGTCCGTCTTGTCGTCGGCTCCCTTCGCCTCTTTGATGATTTTCTCGCGCTTCTCCTTCTTCTCTTTCTCGGACTTGCCTTCCACTAGGTCGCACACGGCTCCCGCGTCCATGAGACCCCAGAACATCACCCAAGCCTGATTCTGAATCTCGCTCAGGCGGTTGTTCGCGACCGCGAAGTTCCTCGGGTCGATGTGCTCATAGCAAAGACCGCCCTTGTAGATGCCTTTGTACGTCATGTCGTCGTCGTCCCAGCGGACGTAGGCGATTTCGGTGCCGTTGACGAAGCCGTTGAGGGCGGCTTGGAAGTTGAATGTCTTTTGATGGAGCTTGGATTGGTTGTATTCGTCAAACTGGCGGAGTTTGGTGCAGTCCACGTCGGGGTTGTCCGCCGTGAAGGTGATGTAGATCGGGGTGCCGCAGATTTTGCCGGCTTTGATGTTCGCCGCGAAGGAGCAGGCGTTCAAAGCGACCCTGATTGCGTTGTTGAAGTTGCCGTCGGGGTACTGCTTGCCGTTGTAAAAGTCCTGAGCCTGCGTAATCATGGCTGCTAGGTTCGTAGACCACTTCGCCCCCTTGGAGGATTTGTAGGTCTTGTCTACCAAATAATGCTGGTAGCACACGGTCGTCGCCGTGCTCTCTGCCTTACTCTGCTCTGCCATTTGGATAGAATTCCTCCGCATCTTTCTTGAACATGGCTACCACGTCCTCGGGTTTCGCGAACGTCTCGCTCCTCTCTTTGTATTTCTTCTTCTCTTCCTCGGATGGAACGGCTTTCTGGAAAACGGGGGCTTCGTCAGCCTTCTTCTTCAGCTCCTTGACGGCTTTCAGCGCCTCGGGGAGATAGCGCAAATCGGCTTCGGATATGCCGTATGCTTCGAAGAATTCCTTGATTTGCCGGTTGCGTTTGTAGACTTTGTAATCCTTCAGTCCCATATCTGAAACACGTTCCTCCTGTACTGCTCGCTCTTTTTGGCGGAGCGCCGCCGCTCGATTTCAAGCTCGAGGCTCTCGATGCTCTGGGAGCGTTTCGCCGCCCCTTCATCCACCGTTGCTCTTTGGGCTCCCCTGCAAAGGAAGAACCCGCACATCGCCATCACCAAGTCATCGTGGCTCCCGCCGGTGGCTACGGCTTTCTCCTTCGGGAGACCGCCGTACTCGGAAGCCTTAGACCTCACGACTTGGAACGATTCCATCTCGCAGATGGTCGCGTAGTCGCTGATGATGGAGGGATCGTCGCGGAACGCCTCCGCGAATGTGTTTATCATGCCTTGGCGGTTCGTCTGCTTCGTCTTGTACCCGAGCTTGTCCTGATACCTGCCGGACAGGGCTTCGTAGTCTTGGTCTTGGTAGATGAACCGATAGCCGCATTTCCTCGCGAGCTTCAGCAGGTAAGCCGTGGTGTTCGTCTCGCCGCTGAGAAGCGCGCCGTTGTAGTGCCTCGCCAGCAGAAGCGACTGGTAAGCCGCCTCGTCCGCGTCGCATTTGTTCTTGTGGAACGTGGCGACCTGCCTCCCGTTGGAGTTGTCCACCACGACCGTCGCGAAGTAGTCGTCCCCGCCCATCGCGGGGTCGTTGTTCACCACATAGGGATGACCGGGCTTGGGCTCTTCGTAGATGCGGACGGAGCCGACCTCGGAATCCACCCAGCGAGCCTCGGTGACGTTTATCACGCCGCCGTCTTGGCTGACAGACTTCCTGAACTGGAAGAACCCGCGCTTCGGCTGTGGGCTCCGCATTATCTCCGCCTTCCTCTCCAGCAGAAGCTCCATGTTGAACACGGAACTGCCGGAAGTGATGAAGGCTTCGACGGGCGTGCTCGGCATCTCTTGCCTGAGTTTTGGCAGGTTGCCGCGCATCTTGTTGTACTGGACTCGGTACCAAGCGATCTGGGAGAGGTCGAGATGGAGTTCGTCCACGAGCTTCCGCTCCCAGTCGAACAAATCGAACCCCCAGTAGTCCGCCCGATAGCCGGGCTCCATGTACCACGGGTAGAAGAGGGCTTCGAACCCATCGTCCCCGCTCACAACGTCGTCGTCCCACATCGTCTTGTAGTCGTTCACGCCGTTCGCGGTCGTCTCGTAGAAGATGATGGAATCTGGGTTGCCGTCGTCCACGGTGTTGAGGATGGACGTTGAGGTGTCCACGATGTCCTGCCAGAAGGCGACTTCGGACAGGTGCAGGTATTGGCAGGTGTCGGAACGACCCGCGCTCTCGCCCTGAACCAAGACCCGGATGATGGATGTCTGCCCCATGCCGTAGTCGATGATGAGCTCCTTCGCGTTGGATGCCAGCGTGGGGAGCTTGTCCTTCAGGAATTGGGGCAGGTTCGCGTAGTAGAACTTGTATTTGCGGAACAGGTTTGTCGCGTGCTCCGCCGTGTCCGCCACGATGACCGTCGTCTGGTTGGGAACCAAGACCGTCATGGTGAAGAACAAAGCCGCTATGAACGTCGAGAAGCCCAGCTGACGGGCTTTCAGGATGTCGAACCGCATGCCCTTGCCCCGCCGCTTGCGCTTGCAGATGGCGATGTAGAGCTGGCATTGGGCGCGGTTGATCTCGAACGGGCGGAAGCGACCTTTTTTGTCCTTCAGCCGGAGATGCCGTTCGATGAACCGCCACACGGGGACGACCATCTCCTCTTCGCCGTCTTTGACTATGACCGCAAGGTCTTCGTCGTATTCCGGCAGGAGCTCGTCCGCGAGGGTTCTTTGGAACTTCCCAGTCGGCTTATTCCTTCCGTCCAGAATCGGTATCAACTTTCTTCCCTTTCGCGATTGCGATGCCGCCGAACACGTCGGATGCCGTCTCGTTGGAGCCGGAGACCTCGACCTTCGTCTCGCCCAACACGGAAGAGAGAACCTTCAAATCGATTTTCGAGGGGTTCTGCTTCCAGTATGCGAAAAGGTCGATGAGCAAATCGTAGACGAGCGGGATGTTGACCGCCTCGCCCGACTCGATCTTCCTCTCGACCTCGGTTCCCAAGATTCCTTTGACCGCCGTGGCGACCATTTTGTCGTCCTTCAAAAGGTCGGCGGCGCTTTTCAGCTTGCCGTAGACCATCCTTTTCTCGTAGCCAGTCATCAAATCCTGCAAATCCATCGATACAAAAATCTCCTGCGGACATTATCGCTCGCAATTTGCGAACGCGAAAGGATAAAAATTCCCAAAAAGCGAAATTTTTGCCGAAAAAATTTTTTCTGATACCACCCTATTCAACCGAATGATGAATAGAACTCTATATATAAATAGAAGGGCTGAAAATTTGGGGCGGATTTGAAGTGGGAGCTTTATTTCTATAAGACCGCCCCCCGGCGATCCCGTGCCATAGGGGTGGGGGTGCTCGACTTCACTTTTCAAATCGCCTTGCCCCATGCCGTTCTTGCCCGCCGTGGAACGCTTGCCCGTCATTGTTTTCCCCCCGCTTGCTTGACTAGAGCGAAAAAGCCCGATGATTGCTAGCCTTTTGCCATTGCGGTGCGGTTGCTCGGAACTATGCCAGCATGACAAGGGAAAAGAAGCCATTTAGAAGCCGAATCGCCTACGCTTTTTGATGAAAAATAATGTTTCCCGCTTCCCTTCCCCGTTTGCGCTTCACGGATAAGCATTTAAATAGAAATAAAGAAAAAGGGATAAATAGAAAATGCGATAAATAGCGGGTTTTCTATGTCGATAAATAGCAAGATTAAAAATATCTATTGCAAGCAATAAATAATAGAGCGAAGATATTGCCGAGGCGGGAATGATTCCCCCGCCGATACAATCCCTAAAGGGATTGAGAAAGGAAAAAACACATGGAAAGAATCACTACTCCCGAAGGTGTTGTTCTCATCATCAACGATGATGATACCTTCACGCTGGGCATTGGGTCGCCCGTCAATCCGACCCTAGGGAAATCGGCTAGCGAAGCCGTGAAGAATCTTCGCTCCGCCGAAGTCGATGGCGACAACAAGACTCGGCGCGACCTAGTCTTCGCTTCGCTTTCAGCGCTTGCCTCGTTCGTCCGAGGGGCGCAAACCAACGGAAAAGCCTACTTTGCATCCGACCTCGCTAAAGCGGGCATCGCTTTGGGCAGTCCAGCCAAACACCACCGCCAGCCAGCCGAAGAAAAGGCGCAACCGCAACAACCAGCCGAAGAGGCGAAGCCCGCCAATGCTGATGGCACGCTTTCGAAAGCCCAAATGCAACAAGCCAACGCGGTAGCACAAAAGGTTATGACCTTTTGCAAGGACTTCGAATTCAAGCCCGACCCCCGTCTTATCAACACCCTGAGACACTTGCCGAACGCAACCGAAGCGGGCGAATTCATTGTGAATACAATGGAACTAATCGGCATGCCCGTTGAAATCATCGACAGCGCGACCCCGAAATTCAAGAGCCCCGAATGGCGCGAAATCTTCGCCGAGATGAAAGCGTGCCCCGTGAGCCACGGAAAAATCAATCAAAGATTGGCAATCTACTACGGTCCAGCGGGAACGGGCAAAACCACCCTCGCCGAGCAACTTTACAAGTGCCCCAAAATCATCGCCAGCCCAACGCAAGACCCGAGCGAACTATTCACCCGAAACGTGGTCAACGACCACGGCGGGGTCGACCTCGTCCTCACCGAGATAGGGCAAGCCATCACCGAAGGGAAGCCCATCATCATAGATGAAGCGAACCTTTACCAGTCAGTAGTCCTCCAGCGTTTGCAAGGTGTGACCGATGGCGGGAAATCGTTCGTAGACAATGGGCGGGAAATCGAAATTGCCGATGGCTTTAAAGTCATTATGACTTTGAACCTTGAAACGAACTATGGCAAAACCCCGCTACCGAATCCCCTAGTTTCTAGGGCTGGCGAAATCGTCAAAATGGACAAGCCTTTCCTCGGCTGGGTCTTCTAAAGAAGGGAGGTCAAGACAATGAAAAACCTAAAAGAACTTTACGGCAAAGCCGAATCAATCCTCGCCACGCTTCCCAAAGCGCACTATTTGAAAGCCTCAACCATTCCCGTCACCCTAAACGCCTACGCTTCGACCTCCTACTTCGACCCCGAGCACTGGCAAATCGTTGTTTCTTTCGCGAACATTGCGGTCGCCGTTTCCCCTAAAATCGCGACTTTGACCGATGAAGAACTAGAGGGCACAATCCGCGCCCTTTGCTATCACGAACTAAGCCACGCGATGCTCACCCCCGCCGACCTTATGGTCGAATGTCAGCGCTTTTATGGCATCAGCCACGAATTGACCAACATCATCGAAGATGAACGCATCGAGAACCTTTTAGCCCACTACTTCCACGGGGTCGACTTCAAAGCCAACGCTCGGGCATTGATTCAATACAAAGCCCCCAAATCATTCGAAGAATGGGTCTTGTACGGGCTCAGGATTAGAAAAGCCCCCTTCGGGCTTGCCGAAATGGTCGAAGCCCTAAAGCGGTTCTTGAAGAAGACCGCGAAATACAACTCCTCGACCTCCTATGGGCTCTCGGCTGAATTCGCGAACTTCTTTAGAGAACTGAAAGCCATTTTCGAAAAGTATGTTCCCGCCACCCCGAAAGCACCGCAACCGAGCAACGGGCGGAACGCTGGAAGCGGTACGGCTGGCGAAGAAAGCGAAAACAACCAGCAAAGCGAAAAGCCCGCCGAAGAGGAGCAATCCGAAGGGAATGAAGCCGAAGACGGCGAAAAGGAAGCCGATGAAAACGACCATTCCGAAGGGAATGAGGACGGCGAGCAATCCGAAGAAGCCAAAGAGAACGGCGAAGAATCCGAAGGAAGCGAAGAATCCGAGGAATCCGAAGACGGCGAAAAAGCCCAAAACGGCGAGCAATCCGAAGAAGAAAGCAACCCGATGGAAGCCGAACCCGAGGAAGGTGAGGAAGATGAAGGCGCGCAAACCGCCGAAGAAAGCGAGGAACTTATGCGAACCGCCTCGGTCGCCAACAAGCAACAAGCCCAAATCTACGGCTCTTACCCCCTTACAATGTCCGACTTCTTCGCGGATGCCGAAGCGAAAGTCGGCATGCTTAAAGCCATTATCCGCAACAAAGGGCTCGGCATCGCCACCGCCCCGACAATCGGCGCATATAGCGGTAAATTCAACGTAAAACGCTATATCAAAGACCAGCATCTTACTATGAAATGGTGCGACAAAACCCTTGATGGCGGGGAGCGCGAAGCCCGCAAAGCCGAGAAGAAAACCCTCAATATTTGGCTCGACCAAAGCGGTTCTTTTTGGAAGCACGACACGACCATCAACGGCATTTTGAAAGCGCTGGACGAAATCGAGCGCTCCCGCAACGACTTCGAATGGAGACTAATCCGCATGGACGACCATTTCGTAATCGAGCAAGACAAGTCTAAGCGCTATAGCAAAAGCAACGGCGACAACGCGCTCCCGAAAAACGAAATCGAGGCATGCTACCGCAAAACAAACCAAACGGGGAAAGAATTGAATATCGTCCTATTTGATGGGCGAACGGGGCTTCCCGAATCGTGCCTCAGTACCCAAAGCGGTCGCGACCTAATGTCCTACAACAACCTCAAGCCCTTGGACAACAAGCGGACAATCTTCATCACCGAGAGGTCGAACACCAAAGGAATCGCCGAAGCGTGCCCCCACTGCCGTGAGGTGATTACCGAGAATTCCGACTATGAAGGACGACTGAAAGCCAACATCGTTAGAGCGTTCGACCTGCTCTTCTGAAAACACCCCAAACGGTTTCCCGCTTCCGTCCAAAAAGCGGGAGAAACGGAGCAAAAAATAACAATGGCAAACATTTGCGACAACGTGATTTGCATCTACGGCGATGAGCCCGAACTCGAAAGGCTGGCAAAATTGTACGACCAAGCCGTCAGCGAAATGAAGGACGGCAAAAAATGGCGCGATTATTACAACCAATACGACATCATGTTCATGCTCGCTGGCATGCCCGAGGAGTACGTGAAGGGCATGACACAATGCTACTTCCTAGACGAACCCGAAACCAAGATGAAGGGCGAAACCCTCTTCCTCCAATTCGTCTTCTCTACGAAGTGGCATCCCGCAATAACTGAATGGGATTGCTTCTTAAAGCGATGCTTCCCAAGGCTGAAATTCGTTTATCTAGCGGAGGAGACAGGAAACGAAATCTTCATCAACACCGACACTGATGGAATCTTCTTCGATGAACGCTATTACATAGATGGCGCATACAGGAACTCCTACATAGGCGAGGACGATGCAATCCCCAACCGCTACCCCACGAAGAAAGCCCTGCTCAAAGCCGTATCGAAATGGCTGGGGCACACGTTCCACAACATTTGCGAAGTCGAGGAATACTTCGCCGAAGTCGAGGATTCCGAAGCCGAGACGTGGTTCAACTTCTACGAATACTCGGAGGAGGCATACTGATGGGCTAGCAAAAGGAAAATCAATCTCACTCAACGGGAAAGCCACGCGCCCAAAAGGCGGGGCAATCAAACGAAATTCAGGAGATAAAAATGAAAAAGCAAAAAACCATCAAAGCCGTCTTAGTCGATACCGACAATGGCATCATCACCCCCACCACCATCAAGAACGACCTTCAATCCTTCTATCATCATTTGGACTGCTCCACGATTGATATTGTCAAACGCAAATTCAACGGAGAATGGCTCGACCTTATCGTTGACGATGAGGGCTTGCTGAAGGAAAGCAACCGCAAGAAAATCGCCGTCTTCACCCTCGACAAGAGCGAGAACGTCGTCGAAACGATCGTGGGCAACGTGCTGATTGTGAGGCATGACAAAGATGGGAACACCATTTCCCTAAAGGAAAGCGACTACAGCGCTATCGTGCGGAGCATGATTCGCCTGCACAACGGCAAACTCGCACTGCTGGCGAGAATTTGACGAAAGGGATATAATTCCCTTAGAGGTATCGCTATGCCCAAAGAGAAGAAAGCATCACGCGGTCGCCCTCGGAAACTGACACCCGAACAGGCAAAGGCGAACCGCACCGCCGTGACCGCGAAGTGGAAGAAAGCCAATACGACCGTTGTGACCGTCATGCTTCACAAGAAGAAGGACGGAGACCTGATTGACTGGCTCGACCGCCACAAACCCAAAAACCGCTATATCCGCGATTTGATTCGCGCCGATATGGAACGCAACGGGAATTGAATCGACCCCGTTGCGCCAGCCGACCCTGCGACTTGGTGATTCTTGCAAGGGGTCGGCTTTTCTTTTGCGCCCTTATAGGCGCGTTCTAACACGCGGTCGGGTATTTTGACGAGCGGGAAAAGAAAAAAGCCGTAATGGGCTTTTACGGCTTTCATGGGCGGTATAACTCGTGGAGGTCGCCGTTTATCTTTTCGACTATCGCTTTAACCTGCCGACTGGTCAAGCCAGTCTTCGCGGCACATTCATCAATAGAAGCTTGCTCCAAAAAGTAGAGCGAGAAGATTTGCCGGTGCAGCGCCGGGTACGCAGCAAGCGCCGAATCGATGCCCTGAGCGAGGGATTTCTTGATTTCCAGAACGTCATCCCGAAACGTCTCCCAGCGCTCTTTCGCTATCTTCGCGTACACGAAGCGGGATTTGGTCTTCGCCATCGGAAGCCCCTTATCCCGCTCCATTCGCGATGAGAAATAGGCAATCTTAGACTCGGCTAACTGGATAGCAAGTTCGTAATTCAGCAACTCGGCGCGGAGAAGGTCGGCGAGGTTCGGAACGAACATTTTTAGAACGGGAGGTCGTCATCAACCACGTCCACATCGGGCACGCGGTAGTCTTCCTCACGCTCGGCAAGGTGTGGTTCGGCTGACCCCTGAGATTCTGTCGTCGCGCTATCCACCCTGCGCTTCTTTTGCTCGCCGAGTACGTAGACCCTTTGGGCGACCAAGCGAAGCACTTGGGCTCCTTTTTTGCTGGTGAAGAAGTCGATATACCCGTTCACGGCGATTTGCTCGCCCTTGATGGCGCGCTTCACGTCCACCATGCGGTTGTTGCCGTAGACCTTCACCTCGGCTTCGAAGACGTTTCCTTCTTTAGAGCCCATCTTCTCGATTTCCACGCGTAGCACGTGGTTTCCCCAAGAATCGCTTTCATACTCGGAGACGGCGATTCCGATGATGTTGAATTCGTTGTTAATCATGGTTGGTTTCCTTTCTATATTGAGCCAGCAAAGGGGCTGGCAGCGGGTACGCGGTGATGGCTCGGTCGCGCTCATCGAACAGCATGACCACGCCACGGTGGATGAGAAGGCGCTTGCCTCGCCTCTTGCTCTCCAAGAAGTCGCGCAGTTCCGTCCCAGACTGGAAGGCTTCTGGGGGCAGTCCGTTCGCCCGAGCATCCTCGGCGAAGGCTTCGGCGGTTTTTCGATCGCGGATGCCAGCGCGCTCGGCAAGCCTACGCAAAGCGTGGTTGGAAATCAGGCTAGGGCTTTCTTCTTCGCTATGCTTGGGTGGTCTTGTTGCCATTCCAGTATGTCCTTCTCCAGCCCGCCGAGAACGTCCTTCCAATAATCGCGCACGTGCTTAGTGTGGTGCATAGTGCCGTTGTTCATGCCAGCGCTAATGCGTTCATGCCCGCCCTGCACGGCGATGGTGACGCTTCTCCCGCCACCCAAATCGCCATCGTAGAAGAGTATTTCGTTGCGGGGGTACTGGGTCACCTTCCACGAATAGCAGTAGTCTTCGAGGAGTTTGATGATTTCCTGCTCGATTTCGTAAGGCGGAAGTTCGACCAAGAACCCCTCATACGGCTCTTTCTTGTACCGCCCGTCGGCGATTGCGATTCGCTTGCTCATTTTGGCTACGTAACCTTTAGACACATAGTCGTTGACGATTTCTATTGCGGTGAATTCGGCTCCTTTTTCACGGGCGTCCACGAGGACAACGAGCGAGTTCCCGCTGTTCGACACTCCGAAGTGCTTGTGGGAGTCGGCGATTTCCGTGATGGCTTTGAAGTAAGATTCGACAAACTTCTTCTCATCGGGGTCTTCCGAGAAAATCAGGTTCATCACCTTCTCATCGTAGAGGATGCACACCGCGAAGCACGGCACTTCGTTCGGAAGGAGTTTGATGCAATCGGGGGTGACTTTAATTTTCTCCGCCATTCTTGAGCACCTCCGAGATTTTGCCCGACAGTTCCGTGAGATAGCCCATCAGGCTTTGAGCCGCCGCCTGCTCCTCAGGGCAGTAGGCGTTGACGAATTTCGTTTGCACGGATGAGAGTCTGGCGACAATGCAGAGATGAAGCTGGAACGCTTCGTTCCGAGTCATGGTCAGCGTGACTTTCTCATCGCCAGCATGCTGGTTGTTTGGTTGGTTAGGCATTTTCTTTTCCTCCTGTTTCATCGAATAAAGACAACTGCTGTGGTTTGCTTGGTTCCAACTTGTCGAAGTCGGTGTCCAAGAGCGACATCGTGCCGTGAACGTCCACCCCGTTCAGCCTGTCGGTCGCTATTTTGTAGAATTCGGGGTCGATTTCGAACCCGATGTAGTTCCTGCCCGTGTGCTTGCACGCCAATGCGGTAGTCCCGCTCCCCATGAACGGGTCAAGCACCATGTCGCCGGGCTGCGTGGCGTGGAGAATGTGGCGCTCCACCAATTCGAGCGGTTTTATCGTCGGGTGGACAAAGCGCTTTTTGTCGTCCTTGTTCGTACCGCTCACGAAGTACTTGGATTTCAGATGTATCCCGTCGTTCAGTCGAGCGCCCTTTTGGAAGTGCAGGCAGTATTCGAGGTCGGGCTTCCAAGTGTTGTTGACGAACGGGGTGGCGTTCGTCTTGCACCACACCAATATGTTGAAGTTCAAGCCCTTCTCCGTTGCGTAGCGGTGCAACAGGTGGGGAATTTGCTTGATGGAGCACCACACGAACATGTTGAAGTCATCGCGCAGCACTCGGTCGACCTCGTCCCACAACTCATCGGAGACGCCTTCCGAGAAAACGGCGATTTCGTCTTTGAATTTCCGTTCGCTCAGGAATCCTGCGCCACTGTGTATGCCGGGAATGTCATACGGGATGTCCGTATACAGGCAATCGATGCTCTTGTCGGGGATGGTCTTAATCAGTTCGTAGGCATCGCCCAGAAGAATCTCATTCACTCTCGGCATGGCAGGGCTCCGTCAGGATCGTGATTTCGACCCCGGGTTTCTCGTCATACACTTTGGAGGCGGAGACGTGCCGTATTTGGGAATCGTCCTTGTAGGCGACCCCGTTCAATCCGTCAAAGACGGCTTTCATCAGGTTGTCGATGTCGGGCTTCGACGTAAACTTCCTGCCCTTCCATTCGGAGCGGAGTTCCCCGTTGTGCTTGGAATTCACCACCCAGTACGCGGACTTCGGGTACGGGAAGCGGAAGACCAGTTCCAGCGAAATCGGCTCCGAAGTCGGCTTTTCGTTCGGGTAATCCCGCTGGTAGACGATTTTGATTAGGTTCTCGTAGAGTTTGGTTGTCGATGGCGTGTATACGCGGGCGAACCCGCCAACTGCGGTCGCCCTCGGTCGCGCCTTGCCCTGCGGAACGGATGGGACGAATAGTTTTTTCGCAATCATGTCGCGCTCCTTTCATTGAGTCTTTTCTTTCTTAGCAGGCGCTCGTAATGCGCCTTCGCCTGTTTGTAGCCGAAGCGGTTTCCCTTTTCCTTAAACCGCTTCATCTCCGCTTTCGCGGTCAGTATCTCTCGGTCTTGCTCTTTCATTTTCGTTCTTCGGTATGTACCTTCCTTTCGGTTTAATCAGCGACAGTTCGGTCAACTCGGAGAACCTCCGAGCGTATGATGTCAGGGATTTCTGCGTGGGCTTCGCAATCAGGAGTATCTCGCTCGCCACGAAGTACGTTCTCACGATCGCGCGCTTGTTGCCGGGGTTCGGAACGTCCTCGGACACAATCGTTCCCTTCACCGCCACCTTGGCTCCGACACGGCACGTCTCGTTGGCGTATTCCGCGAGTTCGTTGTAGGCGAGGACTGGGAATCGGCTCATGCCGTTCTTGCTGGCGCGCACCGCGATGGTGAATTTGGAGACGATGGCGTCCGCATTGGTCTTGGACTTTCGCATGGCGCACGAGTCGGCGATTATCCCCAAAAACCTGAAATCGCTCAGCCCGTTCATCTCTCCCCTTCCGCAAAGGCTTCGTGGAACGGCTTAGCCTTATCGTTCATCGGCTTGTCTTGGTTGGTGAGGAGTTTGCCTTGGTTGTTCCGATACATCTTGGCTTTCAAAACGTCCGCCCTGTTGTGGAGGCGGATTGCCTCCCTGCGAAGCTTTACGTATGTCTCGATGCACTCCCTCTTGTTCGCCAAGCGGAATTTGTATCCCGGCGCGCGGTACACGCACTTATCGACTTCGAGCGAGTTGTTGATTTCCTCCACCAGATTCCAGACATGTCTGTATTCGGGTGAGTTCGATGGGTATTGGAAGAGCGCTGCGGTGTACGGCATCTCCAGTTCCTCGCAAATCGTTTTCAAGTCAGCGGGTTGTCCGTATTCCTCGGCGGCGGTAAGCAGGTCGAACAGCCTCCAAGCCTGTGGGCTCATCTTTTGATTTTTCATTAAAGAATTTTTCATAATTTCTCCTTTTAGAATGGCTGGTCGTCATCGTCATACGTGGACGTGATAGGTGGTTGACCAATACCTATTGGGTTAGTTCTATTAGTTGAGTTAGTTGTTTTAGTTCTATTAGTTGAATTAGTTGAGTTAGTTGTAGCGGACGTGTCCGCAGGGTGCGTCCGTCGGGCGTGTCCGTCGGACGCGTGCGAGGGAAGCGGTTTGCCTTCCTCGGGGTCTAAGGTGTAGTTCCCATTCGGCTTGACGAACACCTTGGAGCGTTCGGTGAATTGGGACTGCACGATGCCAGATTTGGCGTAGTTGCTCATCAACCAATGCTTGATGATGGTGACCTTCCCGTTCTCGTTCGGGATTTGCAGGATGAACCTGCGCTTCACGAGCATCTCCTCGTCTTCGTCCGTGGCGTGAGCCATGAACTTGCACAGCTCGATCGAGGATGTGAAGCCTTCGTCATCGCAGGACAGGACGAGGTGGACGTAGAGCGCTTGGGCGGCGGCGGACATGGAGATGAAGCCATCGCACTTGATTATCTCGGACGAGAGCATCCTTCTGGTTTTCTGCATGTTTACCTCCTCTTGGTGATGAATTCGTCCACGTAGGACTTGGTTGCGATTCGGCGCTGGCGGTTGAATTCGTCCACCCTGCTCCGAAACTCGGCGTATGGCGCGCAGCCGGCATGGCATCCGACTTGGCGGTTTTGGCAGTCCTTGCAAGGGGCTTTCGCTGGGTTATAGACGGTCTTGTTGAAGGGGGGCATCGCTTACTCCTCCTTGTCATCGAGGTCGAAGTCCAGCTGGGCTTTTTGCTCGGCTTCCTTCGCCTGAAGGATTGCGAACACATCGGCGCGGTTCGCGAACGTGCCATCGGGCTTGAAGACGGCTTCGATGGGTACTGCGTGCTCGGCGGGGATAAACACGGATATTGCCCCTCCTGATAACTCGCCCTTCGGAATGATCATCAGCGTTCTCATCCCATCTTCCCTGAGTTCTCCAACCCGAATGTCGAGGTACTTCCAAAGGGAGCGCGACGCTTTTCTGAACAACTGAGATGATGTGCGCTGGAATTTCGCTACGCGCTTGGTCTTGTCAACGTTCTTGCGGAGGACGGAATTGGACTCGGCGGCGTCGATGAGAACCGCGTTCTCCCTCTCCAGCTCTTTGTTTCTCGCTTCGACCGATTTGCATTTGAGGAGCGCATCGGCGATGTCGTGGATGTCAACGGTCACCATGTCGTTTCCTTCAAGGATTGTCCCGTTCTCTAGTTCTAATTTCATGGTTGTATTTCCTCTTGATTTCATCGGGGGTTTTTGGTGAGAACCCCCGAAAACTCATAACGCTCAAAACGGCGCTTCTTCGTCAAGATCGTCGTCTTCGAACGGCTTTTCCGACTCGCTCGGAATCGGCTCTTCCGGCTTCTCATCATCGTCGATGATGTTGTTGCCAACCGTGGTAGCCTGACCGCCCTTGGAGTAGTCGATGGTCTCCACGTACTCATCGCTCGTGGTTCTGTTGTAGGAGCCGATGATTGCTTTCGCTTCGTCTGCAATATCGGTAGGAGCGGTATTGAACAGCATCTTGACCAAGCGCCTGATTACCGTCCTTTTCGCCATCTCTTGCGGGAAGTCCTTTTGGGTTTGCGGGGCTTTGGATTTGCTCCAGTTCTTCTGAATTTCCTTCCAAGTCATAATGACGTACTCGCGCCGTCCATCGGGGAGAACCGCCCACGCATAAGCGCCTTCGATTTCGTTGTCGCGGTTCTTCAAAGAGGTGCGGTGTCCTTGGACGTATTCCTTGCCCTCGTCATTGGTTTGGATGTCGTATACGTCGCCTTTGTAGATGACCCGAGCGGTTATTTCCTTCACAAGCCCGGAGCGCTTGGCTACCGCGACATCGCCGAAGTAACTGCGGAACATGGTCATCTTCCTGTCGTAGACGATGAAGTAGACCTGCTTCTTATCGACTTCCAAGCCCTGAATGGTGGCGTTGGCGAGCGATTCGCCGATGGAGATTGGTGTGGCTTTCGCGAGGCTCCCGTTCTGGGAGATTTCCGCGTACATCAGTTTCAGTTGGTTGCCGACGGCATAGCCTTTCGGGAACACGAGTTGCCCCTGTTGGGCGAGTTTGTTGAACGATGCAAGGATGGAGTCGGCGATGCCGGAATTTCCGATTGCGTTCGCGATTTCCTTCTTGGTATTCGCGGGCAACGCGTTGCTTTGCTGTTCCATGTTTCCTCCTTATTTGATGGTCAGTTCGCAGTTGTTCTTGAGGCAGAAGTCGGTCAGTTTCTTGATTAGCTTCTCGTCCGTGAACTTGATGGTTGCGGTGTATTTCTTCGCCGGAGCGGTGTCCGCCACGACGGCTTTTTGGGAGTCTTCGTAGTCGGTGATGGCTTTGCCGTAGCCTTTTTGCAAATCGTCAAGGAGCGCCTTGATTTGGTTGCACTTGTCGGCGAAGTCTTGGGTGTAATCGGCGATGGTGTCGATTCTTCGGCGGTCGATGGCTTTGACCACTTTGTTGATGGTGGCTCGGAAGGCTTTTGCCTCCTTCTTCGCCTCGTCATTGTCGATGACGGGGACTGGGTTCTCCGCGACGATTCGCTTCGCGGTCTCGAGCGTGGCTTCGAAGTCTTTGATCGCGAGCACGCCAGTCGTTTTGTCCGAGATTGTCTCCAACTCGAACGCTTCCACTTTTTCACTCATTGATGGTTTCCTCCTATGCAAGTGAAATCTTGAGTTTCGGGCGTTTCCGCCCCTTTATGTTGACCTCCATGAATTCGGTCTCCTTGCGCTCAAGGAAATCGACCTGAAGGGAAACATCGTCTTTGACGATGAAGAACGGCTTGTCGACCGCGTGGTCGAACACCCATTCGTTCAGGGAGTCGTCGTGCCGGAAGTACTGCAAGTGGGCGAAGAGCACCACCCCAGCCAACTCGGGCATGGCAACGAGGTATTGAAGGCATTGGCAGAAGTATTGGTCGGGAAGCACGCCACCCTCCCAAACGTTCTTGTCCTCGTTCTTTATCAGCTCCACGTATTTGAATTCGATGCCCCACCGCTTCTTGGTTCGCAAATCGACGGCGATGGAGTCGGGGGAGCAGGAGATATACGGCTTGTCCGCCCTGACGTACATGACCTTTTTGCTGGTCGGCATCTTCAGGAGCCGGAAGCGCTTTTTGAAGTCCAGCCCGAAAATCGCTCGGATATGTGGTTCGGCAGCAGTGCCCTTCTCCATCTTCTCGTTGACGGAAACAGACTTCACCGTTCCGCGCGTGAGTTTGTTGTAAAGATCATCGGGCGTGAGCCATTTCGATTTGCCGATGATGGCGGCGGCTTCGCTTCCGCCGATAGTGGAGTTCTTGGCATCCAGCCATTCCGCTTCGGTGGCGTAAACGCGTCTGATGCTTCTCTTCTTAGCCATTGTCTTCGTTCCTTTCCAGAAGGCTCAGTTCCGCCTCCCTCGTGGTTCCAAACAAAGCGAGAACGCTGTCGGTCGTCGCGTATTTGGCTCCGAACGGGACGGAGCCGGCTTGCTCGCATATCGCGCGTTGCTTGATGCGGATCGCGGTCGTCTTGGACTTCACCCCGAGGTATTCCATGACCTCGCGGTACGTCCATGCCGGCAATCTAAGCAGTTGCTCTTTTGTCCTCATTCTGGCAGCACCTCAAAGGAAAAAAATATTCACGCCGAAAATGCCACGGAGAACGCTGATTTCGCTTTCCTTGAAATCGCGCGTGCCTTTAATCTTCAACGTGAGATTCTGAGGGGTAATCGACAGTTCTTCGGCGAGCTCCTTTTTCTTCATGCCTTGAGCCGCCATGATTGCCATAAGTCGGGTTCTGTTCACAAATTGCATTTTTATCACCTCGCAAAAATGATAGCAAATTGAGAACATATTTCAAGTGGATATTTTACTTTTTGGTATCATTTTTAACTTTTTGGTTGCGTTTTGCGAGCGCTTGCTTTAACATGATAAGCGAAAAGAAAGGAGGAGTTTTGGATGAACAGGCTGAAAACCTTGAGGAAGGAAGCAGGGCTGTCATTGAGGAAATGCTCCACGCTTGTGGGCATCTCGAACTCGGTTCTATCCTACTTGGAAACCGGCAAGCGCCCGTTCCGGCAGGAGCACATCTCGACCCTGACCGCCTTCTTCAACGTCACAAGCGATTTCCTTCTCGGTCGTTCCGATTACGGGTACATCGTGTTCCCTGAATTCGGGAACAACGAATTGACCCTGACCGCCAAGGAATACGCCCGCCTGCGCGACCATATAGAAATATCTATAGTGAACGCGGGAAGCCAGTCTTCAATCCTGTCTATCGACACCCCGAAGGAAAAGCAGTTGGTCGCCGTTCTCGCAAAGGTGGTCTACCGCGAACTGAAAGGCTCCATGAAGGACTACGACATGGAGGAGGCGCTCAGCGCGAAATTGGACGAGCTGAAAAGCCACATGACCTCGGAAGACATGGAGAAGACGATACGCTTCATCGAGGATTACATACTGAAGTAAGCCGGAAGCAAAAAGAGGGGCGCTACCAACACCCCTCCCCTGCTAGGCAAACCATTGAAAATCGATCTCACTCAACAATTCAGGATTTAGCCCGCTTTTATATTCTAGCGGGAAAGGAGCGAACATGGAAACGATAAAAAGGCGCGGTGCGTTCGCGCAATACTCCGATGGCACTTGGGGCATCGACACCAAGGTAAAAATCGATGGCTCGTTCTCCCACTTCAAAAAGAAGGGATATGCCACCCTCGGAGCCGCCAAAGCGGACTTCGAACGCGCAAAGGCAGAGTTCATTAGTTCAAAAGGTTTGAACAAAATGAGCGTGACCCTATTCGACGATTTGCTGGCGGAATACGCCAAAATGCGATCGAACACGGTCAATCAGTCTACCGCTTGGGCGGACAAAAGCATTTACAAAGTCGATTTCATGCCGACCTTCGGCAAGAAGCTAATCAAGGACTGCTTCACCCAAAGCGCGATGGACGATTGGTACAACTCGATGGTCGGCGATGTCAGGCTCTCGGACAACAAAAAGTCCAAAGCCGTTGCGCGCATGAAAGACCTGCTCAAATTTGCGTATCAGCGGAAATTCATCGATGCGGTGACGTATCAGGACTGCGATGTTATCCTCTACCCAATAAAATCGCGTAAAGCCGCCCAGACCGAGCGCGTTGTATGGAGCACGGACGAAGAGCGCCGGTTCATGGATTGCATAACCGATAGGCGCGATTACGTGATGTTCTCGGTGTTCCTGTCCTGCGGGGCTAGGCTGGGCGAGTTCCTAGCACTCCAACCCAAGCACTTCGACAGGGCTAAACGCAAAATAAAGATTTGCCAGCAGGCGCTCACACTCCCCGGACAGGGAACGTTCGTCACGGACAAGCTCAAGACCCACGACAGCTACAGAACAGTCTTGCTCAGCCAAGACGTTTCCGACATGCTCGCCGAGTACATCGACGCCATCGGGATCGCGGATGAAGAATTCATCTTCTTCGAACTGGACAGGAGCAAGCCGATGGGCAGGAGCACGTTCAGGAGAAGACTCTACAAATATTGCGACATCGCCGGGGTGAGGAAAATCAATCCCCATGCCAGCAGACACATCCAAGCGACCCGCTTGGCGAGCGTATGCGTGACTGGACAGGAAATCGAAGCCGCCGCGAGGAGGCTCGGGCACTCTCCCGAGATGTTCCTGAACACCTATGCCCGCCATGCCAGCGACGAAACGGAGACGGAATTGATAAAACGACTCCCGAAAGCGTAACCAAAGGAGATTGAAATGAGGGACTTAGAAGAAATCCTAGAAAACAGGAAACTCAAAATCCTGTTCCACATCAACCAACCCGACATCATCAGGATTGGCGCGAAACTCAACGATCCAGTCACAAGAAAATCGTGGCTCGTGTACTTCACACGCGGTATTGGTTGGGAGCATTTGTCGGTCGGGTCGAACATGAAAACCCCCGACTGGGATACCATGTGTCTCGCCAAGAACATCTTCTTCCGTCCTGACGAGTGCTGCGTGGAGTACCACCCCAAAGAGGAAGACTATGTGAACATGCACGAGCACACGCTTCATGTGTGGAAGGAGATAGACAAAGAGTTCCCCGCTCCGCCTTCCATCATGGTCGGCTTCAAAGGCGTAACCCCGGAAGAAGCTAAATTAGCGAGCAGGATGTTCGTTGCCTCGCTGAGTGACGAAGAGAGAACGCAATTAGGCGAGAAAAGGGGAATCAAAGCGAATAGAGCCATGAAAAGAAAACAATTAAGGCAGTAAAGGAGCAAGCATGATTAACATTCCGATTTGGGCATTTGTGCTTCTATGTGTTGGGTGCGTCCCGACGCTAATCATCATCATTTCGTTCATCGCGTTCCTTATATCGAACGGAATAAAGGATGTCATTGACGAGAGGGAAAGAAGGTAGATATGAAATACATCAGGACTTGGTACGGAAAGTTATTTGGAGTTGCAGGTCTATCGAAGACTGGAAAGAGCGTTTTTTACATCAGCAAAAAAAGCGGAAAACAGTGCCAAATGCCAAGAAATAGTGGAGATAGAATAGCCGACACCATTGAGGAATTGTGCGATGAGTTTGTTACCGAAGAATTTGACAAAATAAGCGGCATTTCGCATGGGAGAAACATAGATTATTGCCTTGAAGAAGCGTTGAAAAATCAATGTGCCAAACATAAGTGCTATTACAAAGTCTATGGCGCGATATGGACTAATAACGGTCTTATCTATGTCGCGAAACTGAACGAGGAAGGGGAATTCGAGTTGCTATGAAAAGATACACCGAAAAAACGAACAATCTTAGAGACAAAGGAAAGTATGAATACACAATGATTTCCGATGAAAGGCAGTATTGGAGTTATGTTGACAAAGACGGCGTCTCTCTCCATGACCAAATCATTAGGAGCGCGTTTGAAAAACTAGGCAAACTCGAAGATATTGAGGAAGAGCTAGGCATTGATTTAATCACGCTGTTCAAGGCCATGAAGGATGGTGTCTATATAAGCGACGGGCATAACAACATTGAGTACCAAAGCCCGAGTTTTCTAAGGTTCACCGATTGCTTCTTCCAAATAGAAACCGATGATGGCTTGTATGATAGTATTCACTTATACAAAGACTACGGCAAAACATGGGCGTTAACAAAGGAGGAACTCGAATGACCCACAAAATCGAGACCGCCATGTTCTTCGCTCCGTTCCTCTACATCGTTCCGGCAGCACTCGGTTATCTCTCCCTGCTTACGGATAACGATCTATTGGGAAGGTGGTCGCTGGGGATAATCAGCGTGCTCGCGCTTATCAACATCGGTGCTATCGCCTTGGTAGCCGTGCTCAAAAGGAAGGAGAAGGAAGGATGAAAAAAGCACTTTTATACCTTCTTAGCATAGCCTATGTGGAACTTGTGCTTGTCGCGATCTTCTTTATTGGGACTATTGAGAGCGACTTTGACTGGGGCGTGTGGAGATATTTCGCATGGGTTCAAATTCCAGTTCCGATTGTTTCTCTCGTCTTTTTCGCTTTCATCCTTGCCGCAAAGGACAAGGAAGAAGAAGCGACTAGGAAAAGCGAATGGATCGGGCGAGTTAATAAAATGCTCGAAGAATACGAAAAGGAGAAGGAGAAATGAAAAAGAAAATCAAAGACCTGACAATCTCGGAGTGCAAGAAGATATGCAACAATCAGGAAGAAGGTTGCCTTCAATGTCCTTTATTTGTGATGTGCATGGATGATTATGCATTTTGGCGCGAAATAGAAAACATCGAGAAAGAGGTGGAAGTATGAAAACCTATCTCATTGAATCTACTAGAGTGGAAGGATGGTTCTTGCTACCAAGCAAAAGCAAAGAGCAAACGTTTTGGGGGTTCACCATCAACCCATCGAAAGCCGCGAAATTCCCATCGAAGAAGAGCGCGAAGAAATTCATCAAAGACAACCATTTGATTGAAAGGTTCTTCAAGATAACTGAAATGGAGAAAGTATGAAATTGTTCGTAGAAATGTCCGAAGAAGAATATGAAAGGTATAAGCAATTCACTAATGGCGATTATGTTGAACCGAGTGGAAAATTAGAAGATGTATACCGTTATCTATTGAAATCTGGGTTTAAAGAAGCCAAGGAAAGTGCCAAAAGCTTCATCGACCCGACGATAGGTGACATCACAGCAACTTTGGAATTTAAAAAAGGAAATACAAAGATTATTGTCAAGATAGAAAAAATGAAACGAGAGGAGATAGAGTGGTGAAAGCAATCTTAATGTCAATCCGCCCCAAGTGGGTGGTGATGATGCTCAATGGCTATAAAACCATCGAGATTCGCAAAACCGCACCTAAATGCAACTTGCCGATGGATGTGTATATCTGGTGCACAAATCCTCATAATTCCTACCTAATTGACAAAAGAGTGGTTTCTAACGGAATGTACTACGCAATCACGCTGAGGGAGATGCACAATCCGAATAGAACAGTAAACATCGAGCCGCATAGTTCATGCGTGCTCAACGGCAAAGTAATAGCCAAATTCACGCTGAGGAAAGTCGAGGAAATCGAAGATTCTGTTGACATTTCTTTTGATGGGGAGGGGGACTGCGAATTCCAAACCGAATCTCTGGCTCCTTGGGAACTTCGCGAAGAAAGTTGCCTATCGGAGCGGAAATTAGAGGATTACATAGGAGAGGGGAAAGCATACGCATGGCATATCTCCGACCTCGTAATCTTCGACAAGCCGAAGGAACTAAGCGAGTTCGGAGTTAAGCGCGCGCCGCAATCGTGGCAATACATCGAAATCGAGGAGGATGAATGATGGGAAATCACATGGCAGCCTATTTTTACCTGAAGCCGGGCATCGACCCGAAGGACTACGGCTTCAAGCAGGAGAAAGGATACTGGACTCTCCAATACAACAGACAATCCAGTTTGGTCGCCATCGACATGACGACCAGAAAAATAAACTGCAACGGCGTCTCGTCAAAATGCCTCGCAGTCCTGTTCCGAATTGCTGAAAATGGCGGCATCGAAATCGAGGAAGAAAGCGAAGAAAAGCCACGCAAACACAGGATGAGCCTCACGGAAGCCGAGGCTCGCGTAATCCAAGCCATGCGCGGTCATCCGCCTGTTGAGCAGGGGGAAAAATCCGACGAAAACGTTGAACCCAGTTGTTCCGAATGATACCAAATTGAAATCGCTCCAAGTCCTTTGCTAGCAGGGCGATCGTCAAATGAACCAAGTTGAACGGAATGGACTGACTGACGATATTCCCGTCACCTGCTCCGTTCAGAAAGAAACCCCGAATTGCTCGGGGTTTTGTTTTTATCCACAATCGAAAAGGGGAAAGAAAGGGGAAAAATAGGGGAAAATCACTTCTCGCCCAAGAAAGCCGCCGCTTCTTTGGGTGTCATGCCCTTCATGGAGAGGTACGCCTTCACCGTCTTCTTGGCATCGTCGCTCAAGCCATAGCCGGCGAGATAGAGCAACAGCGTTTTCTCAGCTTTGGAGAGTGACTTACCGCGCAGGTAATCGAGCACCAAGTCCTTCCTAGACTTTGCGTTGTTCGCCTTGATGGATGAAATCTTGGAAAGCATGGGCAGGAACTTGCCGATGGCGACATTCCCGTTAGTGCCCGCCAGAAGCGCAGAAACCTTCGAGTCGGCTTCCCCAACCACCTTAGCCTTCGCGAAGCCGTAGTATGCGTTGTAAATGCGTTTGAGAAGGGTTGCTTGCTCTTCCTGCGTGGCGGTTTGGAATTCGCCAGTGGACATGAGTTCGCGCGCCGCTTTGTCCACTTGCGCGTAGTAGGTCTTGAAGGCGGTGATTTGGCTGGCGTTTAGGGAGACTGTCGCCCCGTCCGCGTTGACGTAAGAGGTCATCGCTTGCTTCACTTCGATGTCGAAACCGCTCATCTCCAGCCTGACGATCTTATCGGCTACGTTGTCGGAGACATAGCCCGTCTTGTACTGGGCGAAGATTGAGGTAAGCATGCTCTTCGCGCTTCTTGCATCGCCTTTGTCCAAGAAGGCGGAATACGTCTTGTTGGCGGAGTTGTAGGACGAGCCATAAAGCACGTTGTCCATCTTCTCAGCCATCGCGGGGTCGAACAGGCGGATAGCGCCTTTCGCGTAGTCCTTAATCAAACTCGCGGGCACGCCCAGCATATCGCCGGCTAGCGTGCCAATCGTCCACCACTCCACGTTTCCTTCCTTCAGGCTGTTGAAGATGTCGATGAACGTATTGCCCATCTCGACCACCGGCACGGACATCTCGTAACCTTTGCCGACTTTGATGTTGCCGTTCTTATCGCGCTCGAACGAGCCGAGCAAAGCGCTGGTGATGGCATTGACGAACGGGAGCCAATCCAGCCCAATCGTCTTCGCGGTGTTGAGCAACCACAGAATCGGGTCGTTGACGAACTCCCAGTCGTCCTTGTCCTTCTTGCCCCGGATGTGCTTCATCATCTCGTTGATGAGCGAAATGAACAAACCTTGGGCGATTAACCCAGCCGCCATGTTGATGGGGATTGCCTTCCCGCCGGCTACGACGAAGCGGTTGTAGTCGTTGAGTTTGGCTTCGGCATCAAGGTATCTCGCCTCCGCTTCCATGTACGCGGTCGCAGTTTCCTTGGTTTGCTCTTCGTCATAGGCGTCTTTGGCTTCGTCTCTTGCGGCTTTGGCTTCGGAAAGCTCTTGGCGCAAGGCTTTCACGTCCGCGCCGTGGTTTCTTTTCCACAGTCCCATCTTGTTGATTTGCGAGCCGAGAGCCGCCCTGTTCGCGCCTTGCATGAAGCCGAACAAGAGCCTCGGCAACTGCTTGAAGTCGCCGCGCTGGATTGCGTTCTTGGACAAAGCGCCACCGCCGATTTGCGACAACTCAAACTCAGTCCAATGCTCTTTGACCCATTGTTTGTTCTCATCGGTTCCGATTTTGTAGCCGAACTGGTCTTCCGCTATGTGCATCAAAGACACAACGCCGCTCGACACGGTGAACAGGTCGACCTTGGAGATGCCGGTCATGCCACCGCTTGCGATCTTCTCCGTCAGTCCGCTCATGGAATCCGCGTTTGCGAGGATTACGCCCCTGCCGCTCTCGCGGTATTTCAATCCGCCAAGTTCATCGACGAGCGCGCGGTATTCCGTTTTGACCGCCGCCGATTTGAAGATGTTGGAGAACACGCCTTTCACGCCCTTCGTCATCGGGATGTTGGAAGTCCAGATGGAGGCAAATTGCTTGAGCATGGTGCCAACGTTCAATGACAGCTTCGCCACGGAGAAGGCGGACATGGCTCTCGAAAACACATCGTTGCCTTTGTCGAACGGGTTTGTGCCGAGCACATCGGAAAGCGTGTTGGTAAGGTAATTGTAATCCTCCATGTCCACCTTTTGCCGGAGCAGGAGGGAGATGTTCTGCTTGGACGAGCCCTTCGAGTTCAGCATGGTGATGGCTTCCCTGTACTTGGGTTTGACGTAGAGTTCCTTAGACAACTGGTCGATGTACGCAGTGAACGATGAAAGAGCGCCAGCCACCACGACTGCGTTCTCGTTGTTCACGCGCTTCAAGGCATGGGAGAACATTCCCGCTGGGTTCTTGACGGCTTTCTCGGCGTTCGTGATTCTTTCGTAGGAGCGGAACAGCATCCAGTAGGAATTGTCGCCGACCTTGCCGATTTCGTTGCGGTGCTCGTATCTGCCGTACCGTTGCTCGTACATTTTCATGTACTCGCGCTTGACGGAATCGTTCATCGTGGAGAGGATGAACTTGGCGAGTTCCTTGTATTCCTTCGGCAAGACATTCTCGACTTCCGCTTTCAGTTCGGCGGCTTTGCCGACTTCGGAGACTTTGGCTAGGTTGTTGTTCTTATCGTAGAAGGTGATGCCGGAATCGTTGATTGCGTTGTAGTTCGCTTCGACCGACAGGGCGTTGTAAAGGAACATCGCTTGGTCGGCGGTGAGGCTCTTGCCCCTGATTTCGAAGCGCTGTTTGTCGAACTTCCGCTTCAGATTGAGTTCCTTCAGCTTCTTGTTGACGGCATCGGCATATGCGCCCCTGAACAACTGCGCGTCGTTGAGAGCCATCTGCATGTCGAACGTCAGCGTCTTGGCGAGAACGGAATTGTCGCCGAGCATTTGGTTGAGGATTACGTATGCCGGGGCGAAGCCGCGCTTATACATGCGGTAAAGCTTCGCGATGATGTTCGTATGAGCGCGGTAGGAAGAGGCTTGGATCGCGGCATACGATTGGTCGATTGCGGGGCGGATTCTCGTGGTGTAATCCACCTGCATTTGCTTGATGAGTTTCCTGATGAGGTTGATGGCGCGCGAAGAAAGGCGCATAGTCCGCGAGGACAGACTACCCTTCTCGGTTTCGCCAAGCGACTCGTAAACATCAATCAACGCCTGCCTTACTTCGGGGTCGAACGGGATGCCGTTGAAGTCCTCGTTGTTTGTCAGCTTCTCTTCCGTGTACCACTCCAAAGCCGCGCGGAGGTTGTCTTTGAAACCTCTCCTGCTGTATGCATCGTTCGAAGCACCGTGCAGTTCGCCGAACGGCTGGAGAAGGGTGTACAAGCCTTCCTTGGAGCGAACCTCGTCCGTGATTTCGATGTATCTATCTACCATCTGCCTGATGGAGTTGCGTTGGTTCGTCAAAACGCGGGTTCGGACTACCTTGCCCTTCTCGTCTTTTATGGTGTCGAGCGCTTTGTTGAGCTGCATCTCCAGAGAGCGGGTTGCCCGCGATCTGGCTTCTGTATTCGGAGCGGAGCGGATGATGTCCTCGACTATCGGCTGGATTTTGGCGAATTCAGCCGCGCCCATTATGTCTTTGAGAACACCGACTTCCGAGTAAGTGCCGTCTTCGTTCCTTTCTTCGATGACGCACTCGGACATAACGCCCAAAACGCGCTCCGCTTCCTTGGAGACGTCTTTGACTGAATTTATCTGGGTGAATGATTTGCTTCCAGTCTCGCGGAAGTCCTTGGGGTAGACAACGCGGTAATCCTTGACTTCGTTTCCGCGCGTGTTGAGATAATCCTCAACCAACACGGAAGTTTGGTCAACGATGTCGCGGGTGGTTTCAATCGACTTGTAATATTCCTTAGCCGGTGCAGGCTTGGAGCCTAAAACAGGTCGTCCAGACTCGCCTCTTGGTAATCTTGCGGGGATTTCATTCCCGCTAGAGTCTCCTTTTGCGCTTCCTCGAAGCTCTGCATCGTAATAGAATCGTCGAGCATCTGCACCAATCCAGACGGACTCAACGAGTCCGTATTTGACTGCTTCTTTAAACGTTTTTCCATGAACGGCGTTCCTTTCTTTCAGTATATCATAAACCTCGCGGTATTTATCTAAGGTCTTCTCAACATCGGCGCGCGACTTGAATTCGTCGGAGAAGCTGAACATGTACACCGAGCCATCGCTGGTGATGGTGCACTCGATATTCTTCTCCTGCATGATTCTAGCCACCTCGGCTGGCTTGATTACGTGCTGGTCGTATTCGATTTTGTATCGGACTGCCTTGTTCTCGCACTTCTCCCATTCGTCGAAGGTGCGGATGAACCTGCTGGAGATGCTCGCCTCCTGCTGTTGGAAGCCGAGGTCGGCGAAAATGGAAGCCACCAGATTGGCGGTTTCCATGTCAACCTTGCCGAGCGAAACAACGAATGACGGCTCGTACTGGAAGAAGTTGTCGGCATCGTTGTGGTAAATGCCGAACGAGTCGAGCACCACGAAATCGCACCCGAAAGCCTTGGCGATGCGCCTCAGTTTGTTGCGCGCCTTGGCGAAGTTCTGCTTGAACTTGATGTAGTCGTCCTTCGATGTGATGTTCGCCCTGTAGTAAGGCGCGATGTTCACGTACTTCTCCGTGCCCCTCGTATGCACCCTATCGCGATATTCGCCCTTCAATGCTTTGTCGAGGATGACCGATGCATCGGATTCCAGCTTGTTGTACTTCTCCCTGACTTCCTCGGTGAACTCGGCGCTCAGTTCGCGGTCTTTGATCGTGGACTCTCCGTTGTACAGTTTGTAGATTTCGGGGGAGACGGCGTTTGTCGCTGGCTTCTCTTCCGCAACGGTTTTTTCCTCGACCGCCGGCTGTTCCGGCTCGGCGACCTGCTCTTCTTCCGTGAACTCCCCATCCACGATTTTCTGAATGTAGGAGTCGAAGGCATCGACGAAGGACTCCATCGATGTGTTCACTTCGTCATACCACTCGTCCATGTTGCTGAACTTCTCGTTGTAAGCGTCCTCGGCGTTCGACATGAAATCAGTCCACGGCTCGCTTTGCTGGAAGCGGTAGACGGAATAGCACCGGGCGAAATCGCCTTCGGATAGAGGCTCCGTGACATCGGAGAGGTTGGATTGCATGTCATCGAGCATTTCGACAAGGGCTGGCGCGATTTTGTCCTGCATAGCCTTGTAATCGAAATACGCCGGGGCATCGGGGTCGTCGTAATTCGCGATGTCCGATTTGTCGTAGACAATGCCGGCAAGCGCGGTCGAAGTGAGCGGGTAATCGCCTTTATAGTCGATTAGGCTGGCGTCGTACCTAGTGAGAGGCTTGCCGTTCTTTGCGCGCTGGAGTTCCGGCTCGTAGTCGTTGGAGTCCATGTTCAAATGGGCGGACAGGTCGATGCCTTTGTCGTCCGCGAACTTTTGGTCTAACGCGCTCAATTTGGCTTCGTCTAAGTCATTAAGGTAGTTATTGTCGATTTCGCTCCTCACGTCTTCCGCCGACAGAACGGAGATGTGCTCGGGCACTTCCTCCAATTCCTTCGAAAGATAGATGTCCTCGTTTTCGGTGGGGTTCTTGTTATCGATGGATTTGATTTGGTTTGCGGAATCGATGGTGACGACGACGGTGGAATACAATCCGCTTTGAGCCATTCCGCTAGCCCCTCCGTTGTCCCTGACGTTTTTGATTATAACGCCATCGTACTTATCGCCTTGCGATACGGCGTAGTCAACAATAGAGCGTGTCGTCGCTTTGTTTTTTCCTTTGAGCTTAGAATCGACAGGAAGCTCATAATCGCTAACAGTTCTTGCTTCATCGAGATGCTTTTTGATCGCCTTCTTTTGCTCGTCGATGGACATTCCTTCTTTAAGGATGTTGCCGTAATCGACGTAGTTATCCCTTAAATACGACAAGTCGTTTTCCGACAGCAAATCGATGTTGTTTTTGAATTCTTCGTAAGAGACTTCTTTGTATTCGCTGGCGTTGTTGAAATCAATGCCGTTCCAATGCTTGTAATTTGCATCCACAACAAGCGGGCGTTTCACGTTTAAATAAACTTTGTACAACGATTTTCTGCTCTCGTAATCGTAGATACCGCCTCCACCCATCATTTCGGTGTCGTCCTCGAAGATTCCAGTAAGTCCACGCTTGGCTTCTTCAAGGTTTACGTAATGGTATTCGTCAACAACGTGGTCATTACTCCAATCGTCATATTCCAAAATAATCCTGATGCCTTGCTTGTATCCGTCTTTTTTGGTGTCGCTTATTTCAAAATCTTTCCACAAGCCGTTCATTCCGAGGGCGTATTGCTCTCTGGATGAGGTTTCAAAGTCCTGCCCAGAGATGTTTTTGAACCAGAAATCTTTGATTTGGTATTTGTAGTTTGACTCGTTTCTGTCATAACCCATTACTTTGAGGAAATCCGCAAGGTAATCCCTTAGTTCCTGCACGGATGAAACTTTGTCGATCAAATAGCCGTTCTTTGAATCTGTGACGTATGTCTGGGCGGTTTCCGATTCCGATGTGAACCAGTTTACATTTCTTCCTTGATGGATTTCTCCAGAGCTCTCTGCCCCGTCATATCCCGAGAAATGCCTGCTGTCGAAAACGGTGAACCCCGCATTTGGCGAACCGTGGTACATGACCATAAGGTTTCCGTCATCGTCCCGCACTTTGGAGTCTTTGAAGAAATCCATCTGCTCCTTCGACAATGCGTTGCCTTCCGAGTCGACCGAGGAAGCGAGTTCTTTGCTGGCGAACATTTGTTCAGCCTGTCTCTTCGACATGGACTTCTTCAGCACGTCAAAGACGGACGGGTACTTATCGGCGAGCATTTGCTCGCCGTTGGAGAGTTTCCACCCAGCGATCGATTTGGCGGCGGCGGTGATGAGTCTGTCGTCTCCTGACTTCTTGAGGAACTCGCTCAGGACTTTGCCATACTCTTTGACGATGGCTTTCTCCTTTTGGCTCTTCGCGCCTTTGTCAAAGGCTTGCATAATCCTGCCGAGGAGCGATTTGTCGCCGAACATCCTTTCCGCGTTCTTGATTTGCTTCGCGCCGCTCCCTTCGTCGAAATAGCGTTCTAGGAACTGCGAAATGACCTCTTCGCGCATGTTGGCGTAAGAATTCTTGTATTCTGGATAAGTGGCTTCGACCTGCTTTACGAACTTCGGGTCTAACTCGTTGATTTTATTGTAGAAGATGTCGCGGGAGCCGGGGGACATGTAGCCCGAGAGCGCATGCCCGAAATACTCGTGCACAAGCACCTTCCCGCCTTTGGTTTTTAGAATGTCGGGGTTGATATAGATGGTGTTGGTCTTCGGGTTATACGCGCCCTTCTTAGCCTTGGTGTCGCTGAATTCGATGTTGACCTTGCTTCCGTATTTCCTTTGCATGTCCGAAAGGAAATTATACGCCCTCGCCTTCTCGTGCGTGCCGATGTCTTCCGCATGTTTCTTGATGTAATCCGAGATCGCGGAATCCACATCTGACGATTCCAACGCTTCGGCGAACGCTCTCATGTTGTTCGGGGAGCGGAGGATTTTGGCGAGTTCCTTCTTCTGCTCGGTCGTGGCGTTCTGCAAGAACTTGTTTTCGGCTTCGATAAATGCGGACATGGCTTCCCCGCGCGCCTGTTCGGCATCGATGTACTTGGCACTGCCTTCCTTAGCCTTTTGCATGGCAATATCCGCTTCCGCTAGGTTGTTCAGTTCCGCGACCACCTGATAGCCGTCCGCGCCGACCTTCTTATAGACCTTCGCATTGGACATGCCGGAGGAAAGACCGCCGACGAACGCGCCAGAAGCGTATTGCCCGAAGACGGACTCGCTGAACCTTCCGTTCGTGCCAAACCACCAATCAGGGCTCTTGAATGTGTTGTCCCAATCGACATCGCCAGTGTAAATCGCTTTGGTGAACGGCTCTAAAACGGCGGAGAAGACTTCCTCCACGCCCTCTTCGTTCATGGACTTGATAAGTTCCTTGACAAAGGTCTTCGAGCCAACGCTCGCGGTTTTCGAAGCCGCGCCTTTGCCGACTACACCCATGATTTTGCCAGTTCCTAACCCAACCAAACCAAGCGCTTTGCCGACAACGATTTCCGATGCGACTTCGACTGCGCCGGAAGCCGCGCCGTAAGCGAGAGCCTTGCCCGCGGACGCTCCCTCATTGAGAGCCTCTTCGGAGCCTTTGCCAGCCGCTCCCAATCCCATCACGCCGAGCGATACAGCCTTCACGCCGGTTTGACTTAAACCAGCCGCGCCTGCCGCTCCACCCGTCTGAATGGCTGGGAGCATGAAACCGATGGAGTGAGCCGCTCCGCCGAGGAACTGACCGACCCCTGTTTCGAGTTCGTCATTGAAACCATAATAGCGATCGTGGTCTTTTTGGAAGTCGACCTGCCCTTCAAATGCGTTGCCAAGCGAAAGCACGTTGGCGGCTCCCATTCCGCGATTGCGCCAATAATCGGCGGTGAAGTAATCGCCGTTAATCATGTTGCGGAGGTCGTTCCACGGGGTAAGGAACGTCTTAACGTAGGTAGCGGCTTCCTGCCCCAAGTCCTTCTTCGCCCAACGGGTGAACGGGTCGCTGGAATACAAACCAGTCCAATCACCGAAAGCGCCGATTCCAGTCGCGGCTAAATCGAGGATGCCTTCCCAGCCGCCGACATAGCCAGCGCCAAACTGAGCGGCGATTTCATCGGCAAAGCCGAATATCTTGTCAACTGCCTGTTCGAACGTGCCCTTCCCTTCTTTTTCTGGCTTGTACGAAAGCACATCGGAATTGATAGCCCCGCCCTGAAAGGAAGTGTCCATGCCAGCCTGAGCGCCCAAAAACGAGCCATCGTTCGGAATCGCTGGGTTCAGCAGGTTTCCGCCGTTGGTGTTGATTTGCTTCTGCTGGTTCAAAAGGGAACGCAGGAATTCAGCTCTTGAATATTCGTCGGTAGGCATCGTCTACCTCCTTTCGCTGTGGGTCATTTCTTGACCGTGAGGGTTTCTTTCTGCTTTGCGTTGTTGTACACGTTGGCGGTCGTCTGATACCAAGTGCCGTTGCGGTAAATCATGTAAACGAATTTGCCGGAATCGTCCTTGTTGACCAATTTGACGGTGTACCCGTCTTCCTTGCCTTTGAGGAATTCCTCCGAGAAGATATGGCGGAGTTCGTTTGACACCTGCCCAGTGTCCCCTTTGGAATCGACAATGTTCTGAATGGCGGTGCCGGCATCGCGGTAGCCGACACCGTTGATGGTGTTGTTGGAGAGCCATTCGTTGTTTTGCAGTTCGCTGGCGTACATGTTGTAGATGATTTTGAGTTGGCGCTGGGTGTTCGCGTCTAAGCCTGCGAGGTTCTTCTCGTTCCAAATGGGGTTGCCGTCTTCGCCAATGTCCGCATAGCCGTATTCTTTGAGGATTTCGCCGAGCTGCGAGGAAGAGGAAGCGCCGCTCATCAACGTGGTCAGGGACTCGAACTCGTCATTGGAAGCCTGCTTCTTCTGCTGGTTGATGCCCTGCAAAGAAGATTCGTATTCCGCTTGGGCGTTCTTCAAAGCCGTGCCGAGGGAATTGTTTATGCCTAATCGGCTCGACTCGCTGATGCCCTGCGTGCCATAGCCGGCTCCGCTCAGGCTGTTCTGCGTGTATTTCAAAGCCTGTAGCTGAGCGTTGTGGGCTTGGACTTCCTTCGAAAGCATTTGCTTGTACGCTTCGCTTTTCAGCATTTGATAGTAGTCGGTGGTGTCCTCACCGCTTCCTGAACCGGCGGAGTTCTGCGGGGAAACGCCCGTCAGGCTCGTTTCAAGGTTCTTCAGGTATTCTTCTTTGCTCGGCATATCAATTACCTCCTTTGGCAATAAACGGCAGTTTGACAACGTTCTGGTCTACGACTTCGGCGGCTTCCTCAGCCTGCTTCTTCTCGTATTCTTCGTATTCCTTCTTCGCCTTCTCTTCATAGTTCGTTGGTACGAAGGACTTATTCTCCATCGAGACGTAGAACAATCCGAGATACGAAGCTTTGAATTTCAGGACGAACACATCCTCGAGGTTCAGCAAGCGGGCGATGTTGATGCCGCTCGCAACCGACACGATCAAGTCGGTGAGACGGGTCACGAGTTCGCGGTTCGCGGTTTCCACGTCCCCGCCTTCCCAAGCCTTCTTGAAGAAGCCTGCGAGGATAAGGGAGACGATGAGAATCATGAACACCCTAGTCAGCCTTTGCTTCCAAGTGATTTTTTCTTTGCGCTTCGGGGTGTTCTTAACGCGGGTGACCTGCTGTTCGCCGCCGCCGTCTTCATCATTGAGGAAGAAGGTGTAGTCGTCGATGTAATCAACGAATAGTTTTCCGTCCTGAATGTCGATGATGGTTTGGTACTGCTCTTCGCTGAGCTGGGAGTAATAATGCTCGCCGACTTTGAGCGGCGCGGTTCGGAGCCTCCCAAGGTCGTCTTTGTTCAGGTCGAGAACCGAACTGTCGAACACGCGGACGGACATAAGTTTCATCTTGCATGCGTTGGCGTAATCGGTTTGGTATCTCCAAACGATGTAATCGGGAAGCGCGTCCGCATAGCCTTTGTCAACAACGTCGTCAACGCGGTCTAGGAATTCGTCGCGCGCCGTTTGGAACGCGCCAGTGATAAGGGTTTTGAAGAGATTGCCTCCTTCGTTCTCGCCGAAGAAAAGCCCGTAAATGCCAAGGAAAAGAAGAAGCGCGGTGTTCGCCACGTAGACTTCCCAGCCAATCCGAAATGGATCCCACCCGACTTGGTAGAGCGAGAGGATAACCGTTCCGGAGATGACGGCGAAGAAACTGAGATAGCGGGATAGTTTAGCCCTGTTGAACGCGGACTTCGCTTTCTCCCAAAAGGTCTTTGGCTGTTCGTCCATGTCACTTCACCTCCGCCAAAGATATGAGTGTTATCCCAAAGGCAACCCCGAGAAGGGCTATAAGAAGAACCGTTGGGTTTGTGAAGAACTGAATAAAATCCCAGCCAGTCATGGTTAGATAAACGATTGCGAACACCAAGCCAGCCAGTAAGAATAAAATCCCGCCAAACAAGCGAATGAAGAAATATTTTTTATTTTTTATTTTCTGATTGTTCATTCGACCGCCCTTCTTCTCATTTCACGCTCGCGCTTGGCTTCCCTTTCAGCGAGTTTGCGCTTCTGCTCTTTCTTCTCCTGCTTCCTGTCAAGCCCGTTTTCCGCGACAAGCCCTTCATAGAAGGTGAGATTGGCTTCAACGACGCGGTCTTCGGTTTCGTCCATGATTGCGCTTGCCACGACCCCGAACGAGATGTAAAGGAGCAGGAAGCCCAATTCCTGAAGGATTGAGGACAGGAACAGCAAGGCGACAGCCCAGCATACGAGGATGATTGCAACGCTCCAGAACGCGGAGAATTTCTCCAGCAGTTTCTTTTTCTTCGCAACCGCTAGATAGGTTAGGAGCGTGGAAATCACCATCATAATGAAGCCGGTGCCGACATGGATGCCGTTGGAGTTGTTGAACCATTCGTCCCAGTTGATTGCGGTTTCCACAACGATGGGTACGACTGGAGCGGCGAAAGCGCCAGCCTTCAAAGAATACTTGGCGGCTCGCAGCCCGTTTCTCTTTGCGAGGGTTTTGCTTTTCGGTTTCTTTTCCTTTTCCATCGGAGCACCTCTCATTTGCCGAATTTCTGATTGATGAGTTCGGCGACGCCGTTGGCAACGCAGGTCGGGTTGTTGTTAATCATAACGATGATGAGTTCCTTCAATTCCGCGTTATCCTGCTTCAAACTGGCGTTGTCGTTTTCGATGCCATTTAGTTTGGTTTCCAAGTTGGACAGCTCCTTGCCCAGACTTTCAATAACCTTGATGGCTTTGTCGTATTTTTCGTTGGCGATTTTGAATTCTTCTTTGACTTCCTTGCCGACCGCCTCGACCGCTCTTACGTTCTCTTTGCAAAGGGCGACGTTCTCGATCGCCTTCTTGATGTTGGAGCGGTTCATCAAGGCGGGGACTGCGGAGACGATTGCTCCGACGAGAGCGCCGGCAATCGCGCCGACGGTCGTTCCGGCGACTTGGAAGTTCTTGATTTCCTCGTACTTGGTTTTCAGCTCCGCAATGAGGGCTTGGAGTTTGGTTTTTTCTTCTTCGGTGAGTTCGACTTCCTGAGAGGACGATTCGAGTTCTTCCGCTTTCACCATCACCGCGTTCGCATGGTAGCTGATAGCAAAATGAGTTCCATAGCCTGCTCCCGCTCCCAAAATGAGAGCGCCAGCGACTATTGTAAAAGCCAATTTCTTCATATATTTTTCTCCTTTAGTTGGCGGTTGACGGTGCAAAAAATGCTGAATCAACGCTTTTCGCATTTATAGTATAACCAAATAAAACGTTTTTTAATATAAAAAAACGAGACCCTCGAAAAGAGAGTCCCGTTTCTTCGGATTAGCGCATGGCTTTCCAGTACTTCCAAGCCTTCCCTTCGGGCGCGTCTTTGTCCTCCAAAAAGGCTTTCGCAACCCGGAAGTAAGACTCGAGGTTGTCGGGCACGGAACCATAGTAGTCCGAATAGACCATGTTCATCGCATAAGCCATATCGTACTCATTGTAGTTCTTGTATGTCGCGCCGTGGGACTTGGCGTAAGCCGTGATGTCATCGACATTCCAATGCGCTCCCCTTGTGCCGTCCTCGTTCTCGAGCTCGGAGACTGCCCAATCGTACTTCCACGGCGAGAAGTGCTCTCCGTGGATATGCTCATAGAGTTCGCACTCCATTTCGCGATAGAGTTTGGGCATGGTGTCCTTTAGTTCATTGAACTGATCGAACAAAAACGATTTCAGCTGTTCGTGGGTGGCTTCTTCCAATAATTTGGTGTGCATGGCTTTACCCCAAATATTCCACGTCGATCGCGACGTTGGAAGTCTCAATCGCGACCCCTGCGTTGACCAACTGCAAGACCGCAGCGCCACTGCCGCAATTCACGCGGACAATTCCGCTGACTGCGATGGAGCGCACTTCGGTGTCTGCGGTAGTAATGGTCTCGGTCGCGGTGACGCCAGGGACGGCGACACCATCTTTGGTGAGATTGATGGTGACGTCTCCAGCCACGGGGGCGTTGAACGTCGCGGTCGCGGTTACTTTGTAATAACCAGCCCTCTCAAGGATGATCGAGTCCGAACCGAGCTGATTCACGCAACCGCATTGGCGGCGCGCAATGGTGGTCAATGGGAGAACCCCTCCTGCGGTGACTGCCGCCGTGGTCGGGGTGATAGCAAATATAGAAGCAGGCATATTTTTTCCTTTCCGCCCCATAAAAAGGGGCTACTGCTTTTTGCAATAGCCCCCAAGAGAGGAGTTTCCAAGCGTGCGTGGCAGTGTGCCTTGCCTTAGTGGCTATTGCGAATGTTGTGCTTGGTTAGATGTTTCCGCCGCAACCGGCGCAGAATGGGCTAGGACCAGCGCCATAGGTCATCGCGCTCGGATAGCGAACAACGCCGGCAAGGGCGATTTGCTGTTCGAGCTGGGCGATTCTCTGGGCTTGACGCTCGATCTTGTCAGCCGCGAGGGCATCGAGAATCTTCTGGGTCTGAGCCGTGGTGTTGGCGTTGATGGCGGCGGTGTTGAGCGCGCCATTGTAGTTGACTCCATCGACAGCCCGAAGGATGTTGCAGCAACATTCTTGCTGATGGGACTTGGTGTCCAAAACACTCAAGGCGACGTCGTGGATGTCATTGGTGAGACCAGCACCGACCCTTTCGACAGCCGCGATGGTGCTCGCGGTGTCGCCGGAGATCGCGGACAGGATGTCGCGGTTCTCAGATTGAAGCTCGCTGAAGTTGAAGCCATTGCTCACGTCTTCAGCGGTGGCAGGGCGATAACCGAGGTTGTTGCCATAGCCGTTGCCGAAGCCGCCCCACATAAGGGCGAGGATGGCGAAGAGCCAAAGACCGCCATTGCCGAATCCGAAGCCGTCACCGCCGTTGACCGGCATGGTTGGAACGATTCCAGTGGTTTCCATTGTCTTCCTCCTTTCTATAACAAGGCATTAGCCATTGCTACCAGTTATTTGGCGCAGGAATTCCTGCGGATTTATCCCTTTCTGCTGGCAAAGGGAAGCGAATAGTTGCTGAGGGTTTGCCCCTCCCTGCAGAGCTTGGAGGATCGGTTGCATTTGGGGGTGTTGCGACGCTATCTGCCGAAATGCGGACATGGGGTCTCTACTACCCATGATCGACTTATACAGCGTTTGAATGTTGCCCATGTTGCCTTGATAGGCGCGCATAGGGTTATTGGGGTTCAGGACATTGAAGGGGTTCGGCATACATCACTCCTTCTTGAGAAGGGCGTCCACCTTCTTCGCAAGGGACTCGAAATCGGCTTTTGTGACATAATCCGCTTGAATTGGCTTCGGCTTGAGCTCATCCTCGCTCGTCTCGACCAATTTGAAGCATTTGATCGTGGATTGACCCATGCCGTTCGATTGCTTCATGTACACGACCGGGTTGTCGGAATCCATGAGCATGACGGTTTGGTTAGGAGCCATCTGAAAAGATCTCGCTCCTTCTATCCCATTCACAAACGCGTATGTGTTTTGCTGGGACTGCTGAAGGAAATTCCCGAAGTTAGGCTGTGGTGCGTATGGGTTGTATGGATTGTATGGATTGAAGGGCATTTGCGCGACCTCCTCCTTCTTTGCCCTAAATATAAAGAAAAACACCGAGCGTTAACTCAGTGCATTAGTGCATTGTTTTTTATCTTCGAGCGTACAAATCGTTCGCTATGCCGGTTAATCTGCTTTCAATCACGCGCTTTGAGTAGTTTTTCTCGATGGCTATTGCATCGACTTTAACGCGATCCATGTAGAGCTGGACGATTTCGATGTCGTCTTTAAGATAGCCTTTGGCTTTCATAACGCCATAAATATGCTTCGACGTAGTGTTTCCCTTGAACACGGTGTAGAACATGGCATACCTATCGAGCTTTGCAGCCTTGTGGTAAAGAAGCAAATCATGCAATTCCCAGTATAAGCGAAAGCCGAGCGCCACCACCGCTCCATATACGATAGCCATAATTACGCATACTTCGATTGACGGAGTTAAGAAGGTGAGAAGCCAAAACAACAACGCGCCTGCGGTTACGCAGACCAACTCGCTTTTGAAGTGCAAAGAATGGCTGAATCCAAGAACGAAACGGGTTAAACAAAAAGAAGCGAATACCAGCGAGAATTCAACAGGTCTTCCAACAAACCACGGTAAGAGAGAAGTAACGAGTAAGGCGGTTGTTTGGATAATTGTTACCTTGATTTTCAGTTTGAGTAAACGCTTCTTCGCTTGCGGCGAAAGATTATTCGTCTTCGTCTTCGTTGGAGAGTTCTTCGGCAACGAGTTCATCGTAGTCGGGGAAGAACCAGAGGCAGTACGGATTGTCGGGCATTGCTGTTCGTCTCCTTTCTTGCCAAAGTTTATGACAAGAGTAAGGAGCGCAAGAGTAAGCACTAGTGCAAAGTCATATTCAACGCACAATGCAAACGCAATCGTGCTACTGAAAGAACTATCCCAAAAGGCAATAGCCTGCATCCTGAATATATTTATGCACCCATTAAGCAAGAACGATACGACCAAGGCGATTGCGAGTCTGATGAAACCAAAAAGAACTTCTCTTTTGCTTGAATGGCAATACAAGAATGTGAAGCCAACGAACATACCAATAGAATTGACGAATTGAACCCACGATGGAAGGTAGCCAAGCAAGCCCCAACAAATAAGATTGGCGGAGACAAAGGCGGCAAATATCGCGATCGGCGTCCAAAACTTTATTTTCCACTTGGCGACATAGCAGACTATTAAAGTCGCCTCGATAGTCTCGAAAGCAATTTGCACTAGGGCGTATATTCCTAGATTTCTGAGAGATGTTTCAATGCTGGCTAGGTCTTCATTGTAAAACCTAAGCGCAAAGAAATCGCTACCGCAAAGGGTGCAGATTAGAGCGATTAGGTAGACCACAAGCAAAAGTGCTAGGTTGACCCCTAACACTTTTGTCCATTCGCGTTTGCTTATGCCCAAAGGAGAATCGAAGTCGATCGGGCCTTTATTCATCGTCCACCTCTTCCCAGTCATGCTCTTTGCCAACTTCCTCGTAGGCGTTGTTGAAAGCGAACTTAGTGCCCTTCATACGCACCTTTTTGCCCTCGTCGGAGTAGATGTGGGTGATTCCGTTCTTGGTTTCGGTTACGATCATTTTTAGTCCTCCTTTATGCGACTGCGTAAGAGATATTGATGTACACAACACCGTTATTAGGCAAAGCGTATTCTATGCCGCCCTGGCCATTTGGGTTAATTCTAAATCTCTTGAGCAGGTTGTTTGCTTCAACATACGCAACGATGTACTGATTTGTAGGGAACAGCCCGCTTGCAAGAGTAAACAAAGTAGAATAAGCCGGCAATTCAGCGCCACTCGTGTTTTGCAGAACAAGGCTCATTGTCATCACATTGCCTTGCTTATACGCTTTCTTTAGTGTTGCAGTTATTCCTGTTTCCAACGTCACACTACTCGACACGTCCTCCACAGCAGAGTATCCGTTCGCAGCCAACCAGTCGTTGATGGGCACGAAGGAGCATTTCTTCGTCTGTCCGTTGTAGTTGACCGCGTAGGTCGCCGTCGTGCTCTCGCTGACGGTCGGCATATTCGGCAATCTGCGGAGTTTGTCGCGGAGGTTCTCGGGGTACTCGGTGTAGTGTCCGACTGGGACTTTAACGCCGTCCTGCTCGGGAACGACGTATTCCTCGGTGCCGAAGTCGTCCACCTCCTGCGTCTCTTGGTACGGGGTGGCGGAGGAGGTTGTGGCGGTTTTCTTGCGATAAATCAAATATCCGCTCGGTTCGGTCGTGGAAGAACCGTTCTTGACGCTTAGCCTTGAACCATTGCTGCCAGAAATATAATTACCGGTAGAACCAAGTAAAAAGTTGACAGGTACGTTTTCATATAAGGGAGAAAACAATTCCCCTTTCGTGTTATTGTCTGCCGTCGGCGCCATGAGTCCGGCAAGGTGGTCGGTATACCAACGGCTGTAGGTGCTATCGTAAACCCAATCGGGAATAGTGGACAAGTCAATGATGCCCCATTCTTCCTCCACCGTGCCGTCGCTGTGGTACTTGTCCCCATCGTAGTAGAGGTTGTTGTCCGCGTCGAGTTTCGGGATGCCACGGAGGATGACGGAGGTGTCGAGCGGATAAGTGAACTTCTTGTGGGCTTCGTACTGGCCGTTGCGCCAACCAGACCAAGAGAGGTTGATGTTGATGTCGTGGTTGTAGGTAGTGCCGTAGGTCGAGTTGATTTCCAAACGGATGAAATGCGTTTTCGCGTTGGTGGTGAAAGTGCCGTTCTGCACGCCGCTGACGTTGTAGCCGAACAGGAAGTTCTTGTCGGCGTCGTATTGGTAGACATTGAACGAGCCAGTCGGTATCTTCCCATAATAGGTGGTGCTTGGGAAAACACTTATGTAGTTCTTGGAGCGCAGGGAGTTGCTCGAAGGGTAATTCCCGCCTGTGTTCCCGTTCAAAGCGCCCAATTCCACTTCCTCGTCCCACTGGTTGAACCCCACCATGTCGTGCGAGGTGAGTTTGACGTGGAGGAATCCGCCGATGGCCTTGTAGGGGTAATAGGGCTTCGGGAAGTAGCGTTTGAACCACGCCACGCCAGCACCAGCGGTCGCGGTTTCTATGCTGTAGATGTAGTCCGCGATGGTCGCGCCGAACATGGCGGTTAGGTCGATTATGTTGGCATAGTCGATTTCCACTTCCGCCCCCGCCGTTGTGTTGTGGAATGGGTAGATGTGAAAGTTGTTTTGGGTGGCGGAGGAAGCCGTTGGGG